TTAGACTAATTTTTGTGGTAGTAGCAAGTTTTCTAAAACACTTCCTGCCTGTCTATTGTGAGAAATAATAGGATGCACGTAAAAGTTAAATGTTGTTGTAATTTGTGCATGTCCTAGTCTTGCTGCTACAACTGCTACATCAATGTTTTGTGATATTAAAAGTGTAGCATTTGTGTGTCTTAATCCGTGAAAGTTAATTACAGGTAGTCCTATTTGTGCAACATATTTTACAAACCATTTGCTTATTGTTGAAGGATGCATAGGTTTGCCATCAGCTTGTACAAATAACCTATTAGAATCAGTCCATAATTCACCACAGAACGATTTTTGTTCATCATACCATAACTTATATTGCTCCAGTAGAGAAACAACGAAATCTGGAATTGCTACTTCTCGGATAGAACTTTCTGTTTTAGGTGTTTTTGTAAATACACCTTTGTCAGCTAAATATTGGCTTGAACGATTTATACTAACAATTCCTGTTTTTAAATCAATATCTTGCCATTCTAATCCCATTAATTCACCTAAACGAACACCAGTAAATATTGTAAGAATGATTGCAACTTTATATTTTATTTGATCTTCACCAAGTGAGGATAAATTTTTTAATAATATTTTACATTGTTCATCATCATAGTATCTTCTTTTTGGTTTTCTTGCTTTTGGTGGTTGAACACGTTCAGCAGGATTAGATATAATTAGTTGCCAATATACTGCTTTATGAAGCATTGCTCTTAATAATCTGTGATGTTCTAATATTGTTTTACCAGATAAAGGCTTTAATGTTTTCTTACCATTATTGCCTTTTTTTCTAACTAACTGAGTATCTCTACTAAGTAAATCATAAAAATGCATGATGTCAGTTGGTTTGATTTTGTTAATATAGAAATGTCCAAAGTAGGGTAGAAGTCTTGTTTCTAATATTCTACAATATCTCTTGTATGTTGATGGTGCTAGTTCTTTTGATGCATAGTCTCTTTTCCATATTTCTGTGAATTCAGAAAATTTTAAGGATTTGCCTTCTACAAACATTCCATTTTGAACATCAGCCACGAATTTTGCTAGTTCTATTTCTGCTTCTTTTTTGGTTCCGTGTATTGTTTTGGTTTTCTTAATAGGTCGTCCTTGCAAGTCATATCCGGCAAGGCAAACTAATCTGTAACTATTCTTTCCTCTTTTTTCAATACTCCCAGCCATTACCTTTTTCACCTCCTTTCAGGCATACCTATGGGTGGGAGAGAGTTAATATATTTGTTAACAATATGAATTATATAATAAATGATAACAAATTGCAATACATGTCATTAAAATAATCAAATATTCTTAAAATTATTTATTAAATAAAAAGAATAAGGTATAATATATGAGTAATTTATGAAGAAAAACATAAAATTTTAAAAAATTTATAAACTTATGTTTAAAAGTGGCAATATTTATTAAGGAGGTTATATAATTTGATAGAAAAATTAAAATCATTTATAGAAGAAAGTAATAAAGAAATACGAGAAAAATTAGTAACAGAAATAAATGTAGAATCTCCCGAAAATAAAATATTGGTAGATTCTTTGCTTACGAAAGACTTTAAAGATAAAATTAAAGAAAAATTAGAAAGTATATATAAATATATAGAAAGATGTGGTTATAAAGATATCGAAAAATTAGAATCAAAACTTAACATATGCTTTTATAAAGATAATAGCAACGTAGATGATTTGGTAAAAGAAAATGAAAAGGCTATAGACTTTTTAAGAAATAATAAATCTGAAGAAAATGATAATGAAAGTAATAATAGACTATATGAATTATCACGCGTAAATAATAATTTATATAAAATAAAAGAATATATAAAAAGTCAGGTTATAGTGGTAAATGGAGATGGAGGAACTGGAAAAACTCATTTATTGACTAAAATTGCTAATGATTTAATTAATAATGATGTTCCTACTATTATTTTTTATGGGCAGGCTATATATAAATTTGAAGAATATATAAAGTATATTGAACAAAAAATGAAAATAGGAGATTTGTTTAAAGAAATAGCTAAAGTTGCTGAACAAAATAATGAAACTGGAATTATTATTTTTGATGCAATTAACGAGGCACGTCAAAATCAAAAAGACATAATAGAATATTTAATTAATAATATAAAAGAAAAAAATATTAAGTTAATAATTTCATATAGAAATGGTGATGTAGAGCAACAAACTTTGTCAATTCTAAACAATTATCCTAATATAACTTTATATGGATTTTCCGATGCTGTTGAAGCTGCTGTTAAATTTAGTGAATATTATAACATTGAAATAGGAGAAATCTTAGAAAGTAATTATGCTAGTAATCCACTAATATTAAAAATCTTTTGCGAAGAATATTCAGAAAAAGGACAAACTAAAGGACAAAGGGGATATAATACTGCAACTTTTATTTTCGAAAGGTATTTTACAAGAATAAGTCAAAATATTATTAACGAATTAGGAGTGGTTTGTAATGATGGAAGTGTAATTACGGGGAAAATTTTTTGGAATAAAATTGCTAAAGAAATAGCTCAATTAATGGTAAAACAGTGTCGAACATACTTGTTCGTAAAAGAATTTGTATCAATTGTTGACAATTTAAATTTAAATATTAGTTCAGCCAAAATAATAGAAAAGCTAGTAGTACACAAACTTATAGAAGCTAATAATATGTACATAGGAAATAATCAAAGAAGAATTACATATAAGTTTTCATTTCAAAGGCAATCAGACTATTTAATAGCTAGATATCTATTAAATACAAAAGATGAAAGTGAATCATGGAACGATTTTTTAAATAAAAAAACTACTATAAAAATGTTAGAGGATAATATGTCTTTGGTAGAAACGTTGGTAGAGCATATTCCTATACGCACAGGAAAAGAATTATTTGAATTTTATGATGATACAATACTATATAGTTTTAATTATAGCTATTTACTAGGATTGAGATATAGATCGAAAGAATCTTTTGGAAAAAATATAAAAGCTAGGCAAAAAGAAATTTTAGGTTATATTAAGTCAGCAAATCTAAATGAAGAAGATTTCTTTGATTGGATGATAACTCTTTCATCTAGTATGCTAGTAACATATCACCCCTTAAATGCAGTGTATTATTTCTCAAATTTAATGAGAAAATTAAAAAATAATATAAGAGATATGTACTTAAAGGATTTTTTAAATATTGATATAATAAGGACAAGAATAATAAGTATTTCGAAGATCCCATACTATGCAGACCTTAGTAAATTTAATTACAATTTAAAGCAAAATTTTGTGCAACTATTTTTTTGGATGCTAAGTGTTTCTGATAGAGAAATAAGAGATAAGTCTAGTAAAGCACTTACAGCATTTTTTGTATCAGATTTAACGTTGATAGATGAACTAATTGATATAATATCTAGTGTAGATGATCAATACATTGTAGAAAGATTTTTATGTTGCATACATAGTGCACATATATTAAATAAGGATAATGATTTATTAAAAATACATTATCATAAAATAAGACAAATATTTTGCTCAAAACAAATCTCTAATACAAGAATAAGACATTATCTAATGTTATTAAATCATTTATGCTATGATAGAAAAATTATAAAGACTAAAAAGAATTTTAATAATATATGTAAAAAACCAACATTGACGATAGAATATATTTCAAAAAGAGATTTTTATAAATTACTAAATAAAACAGGAAAGTATAACAATGTAATGTTTTCTATATCTCATATGGGTGATTTTGCAAGATATATAGTTGAGTCTAGAATGAAAGATTTTATTTATTACGACAAAAAAGTTTATGATATATTAAAAAAAGAAAAACAAGAATTAATATCTAGCTTAACTACAAGACAAAAATATTTATATGAGAAAATGATAATTACTTCTAAACAAATAGAAATAAATAAAAGGAAGATGTATGAAGAAGTAAACTATGATATAAACAAGATATTAGAAATATCTATAAATAATACTAATAAATATGAAACTTTATTTAATAATTCTTTAGGAAAAAGAAAAAAAGAAAAGCTAAATAATCTTAATACTAATATAGAAAAATGCAAAAATAAAGAAATACCAGAAGAATTATATATGGCAATAATATTAAAGAAGATGTTTGATTTGGGATACAACAAAAAAATTGAGAATTATGATAAAAACAGATATAGCTATGATAGACATGAACATAGGATTGAAAGAATTGGAAAAAAATATCAATGGATTGCTTTTTTTGAGTTACTTGGAGAGTGTATGACTAATTTGCAAGTGAAAAAGGATGCATGGCATGACTATTATGATTTTGTAGATATTGATATAGATACTTTACAATATAAAAATCAACCGCAAGTGGTTTATGATTTCTATGATTTATATATTAAAAGAATTAAAGAAGCAAAAATCAATTGGGAACAAGAAAAATTCAATCAGACATATGATAATATAAATGTTTTAGATTGTTTGAAAAAAATCGAATTTGATGGTAAAACTTTCATACCTATTCATATATCAGAAATGATAAAAAATAAATTAAACGAAAAGAAATGCTTTTATAGATTGAATACATTAAAAAATAACAATATAACAAATTATGGTAAATCAGAATTAAATAATGTATCTATGAGCTCTGGAACAACCTATTATAGATATAATCTGTATGAAATAAATACAGGGGTTGATGAATTAATGTTACCTGATGAAGAAAGAAATGTTGAAGAGATATGGAAAGAATGCTATATAGAGAGCGAATATGATTGTTCTAATATAGGAATAACAAATGAGGATAAAAATAGAACGTATATGATATTAAAATATGATATTATTAAATTATTAAATTTAAGATATGATTATTCAGGGATATATTATGATGATACAGGAATAGCAACAATACAGTCTCCATTTGATTCAGATAGTACATATTTTTATATTAGAGAAGACTTATATAAAAAAATATTAAAACAATTTAATATAATAATAGGAGTGTATTCGGAAAAAGAATTTGAAACAAACAATCCAAAATCAATTAGTAAATACGAGATATGTTGTGCAATAGATGCAGCCTACGAATATAAAGATGATAATTTTAGAAAGATAGCAATTTATAAAAGAGATGAAGATATTATTATATAATACAAAAAAATGATTAAAGGCAGGAATTAATCCTGCCTTGTTTTATCTTGTGTATCTAACCATTTATCAAATTCTTCTTCAGTAGCTTTTCCTTTTTTTATATCATCTTTAAACTGATTAGCTATTTTGTTAAATGTTTCATAATCATTTTTATAGAAAGGTTCGTCTTTATATCGTCCTGCATACACGCATTTTATTTGTTGAATACGTCTATGTTTTTTATATACAGGTTTAGATTCTAATTTTCTTTTTTGTTGTTCAATACTTCCAATATCTTTACAAGTTAAGGCATCTTCAGCTATTCTGTCACAATATGTAACATTTTTTTTAGGAGTTAAAAAATATCTATTACAATTTCCACAAATCTTAATTTGTAGTTTATTTATAGATACTACATAAAATAAAGTAATATAAAGAGCAGTAAAGATATTATTAGTTACAAATTGATGTAAATTACTTATATGTCTACCACTAGGATCAAAATCTTTTATAGCAGAAATTAAAGTATATACATCTTCTAACTTAATATCTTCTTTTTTTAGAGAAAAATTATTATATTGATATTCGAGTAAATCTGTAGTATGAAAATCGTGCGAAAATTCCTTAAATGTATCTTGATATAAAGAGTTATACAAAAAGAATTTTTGCTTAGCTGTTAAATCTTCCATATCTTTTTCAAGAGGATTGTTAATGCAATAAATAAAGTTGATACATTTTTTAAAGAGACTTTGATGATAAATTAAATTCCCTTTTTCTCTTTTATAATATTTTTTTGCAATTTCGACAATTTCTGACACAGGATATAAAGTATCTAGTTCAATTCTATTTATATCTTCGCTATCCAATTTATCAATAAAATAATCGAAAAAATTAATAAAAAATAATAAGTAATCATTAAATACATCAAAATCATAACTTATAAAATCTAATAGATTAAGATCATAGTGTTCTATTGCAGTTTCTGGTTCAAATACAATATATCCTTTTAAACTTTCAATGTCATGATTAAAAGTTAGAGGTTCAGCAGTTGCAGTTTCATCTATTTCCACAATTGCTTTTAATTCATTTATTATTCTTTCTTGTTCTTCTTTTGAACTTGCATTTTCAAGCTCTAAAACTAATGAACCAAATCTTTCATCATCTGGAACAGTTCTTAAATTAGCTAAGTATTTGTTATTGTTTTTGCTGATAGGTTTACTCATGTAAGAACCTGAAGTGTGTATAAATACTTGAGATAAATTAATTGTTTCAAAAGAAATTCTAATTTCATTTTTTCTTTCCATATCAAATCCTCCTTGTTAACAAATTGCGAAATTCACAAAAGTTGCGTCTTGATAACAAAATTTAATTAATCCAATAGGATTATACCATAAATTGTGGTAATATACAATTAGTTAACAAGAAAAAATACATAAAACTTGTTAACGAAGGCTTATAACCGAATAAACTTAAAGAAAAGGAGGGATATTTATGGAATTACAAAAAGTTCAAAGAACTACACTAACAATGAAAGAAGCAGCAGAGTATTTAGGAATTTCTTATTGGTTAATTAATCAATTAGTAAGAAGAAAACAAATACCATGCTCCAAAGTTGGTGGAAAGTTTCTATTTAGAATTCAAGTATTAGATGAATATCTAAGTAGCAAAGAAAAAGAATCAATTAAATATTAATTGAAAGAAAGAGAGGAAAGGAGGACATGTATGAAATTCAATGGTTTAAGGTAGACAAGAATATTTTTTCAAACAGAAAGACACAAATAATTCTTAAACTTCCTGAAGGAGACACCTATTTTAGAGTGTGGATTCAATTAATTGCATTAGCAGTTGAATGTAATAATAAAGGAAGATTAGAAATAGGAGAAAATAATCCTATGACTATTCAAAATTTTTCAAAGATTATGGGGAAATCTAATAAAAAAATTGAAAGAATTTTGAAAAAATTTCTAGAATTAGGAATGTTAAAAAAAGAAGGGGAAACATTTCTAATAAAAAATTGGGACAAGTATCAAAGTATTGAAAAGTATGAAAAATATCAAATGCAAAACAGGGAAAGACAAAGAAAACATCGTGAAAAGCAGAAAAGTGAAATTGAAAAAAGTAACGTTATCGAAATGTTAGATAACGGAGAAGAAAATAATACAAAAGATATAAAAAATAAGATAGAAGAAAATATAAGAGAGGAGAACGAGAATGGTTTTAGAGAATACAAAATTTAATGAAGTTATTCACAAAGAGTTCAAAAAATGTGAATTTTGTGGCAAAGAATTAACACCAATAGGACTTGATTATTTATATGCTAATATATCTCCAGATGTAATTAAATACGAAAGATGTGATTGTAATAAAGCACAAGAATATTGGAAGAAGATAGATGAGCAACAATATGAAACAGAAAAAAGAAAGCATTTTAGAGATATTATAAACAAGCTATACAAACAGAACTATGTTGGAAGAAAATTTCAGAATCTTAACTTTGAAAATTTTAATATTAATTCAGGCAATGAAATAGCAGTAAAAGTTGCTAATGATTATACAAGTAAATGTATAACAAAAAAACAAACTAAAGGACTGATAATAACAGGCGAGTCAGGACTTGGAAAAACGCATCTAGCAGCATCAATTGCTAACAAATTAATTAAAAATGGCAAGATTGTATTAATGGGAAGACTAACTACTTTACTAGACATGCTAAAGGAAACTTTTAGAGATAATACAAAGTCAGAAAATGAATTAATAGAGCTATATTCAAATGTAGATATGATTATAATTGATGATCTTGGAACAGAAAAAATTAGTAATTGGGCATTAGAAAAATTATATACAATTATTCAAAATAGAAATGAAAATAGATTACCGATAATCATTACAACAAGATTTGATAAGCAGGGATTAATAGAAAGATTTAGTCAAAGTCAAGATGAACAATTAGTAGATGCAATTATCTCAAAATTGTATCAAATGTGTTATGGAATAACACTAAAAAATATGAAAAAAGAGTTAGTGTAGTCGGCAAAACTAAACAACTAACCCTATGTATTTATACAATTATTGTAATACAAAAATATAAAAAAGTAAATAGAAAGAGAGAAAAAAAGTAGTCCAGTGAATGGATGGAATTATTTTAGGAAAAATTTTAAGAAAGTTAGATATGGAATACTAAAAAAGAATGCTTGGACTTATATAAAAAGTCCAAGTATTTTTACTAAATTTGAGAGGCATTTGATAGAAAAAAGGTACAAAATTAGGTACAAAAAATAGCATATTGTTGTCCTAACAAGCAATGAATTTTGCCAGCTCGAAATTCTAAATGGGGAAATTCCCCAATCCCCTTTTTGATGAGAGGAGAAAGCAAATGGCAACTACAAAAATTTGGAAAGTACAAAACAGATTAGACAAAGTGATTAACTATGCAACAAATAAAGAAAAGACAAAAAATAATTATAATGAATATGAATTTAATAATATTAACCAAGTAATAAATTATGCGACTAATCCAGATAAAACAGAGAAACAATTTTATACTACAGGAATAAATTGTGAAGTAAAAAATGCAGATAAGCAAATGCAGTTTGTAAAAATTTTATATGGAAAAGAAAAAGGAATACTAGCATTTCACGCTTATCAATCTTTTGATGAAGGAGAAGTTACTCCAAAAATTGCTCATGAGATTGGAGTAAAACTTGCAAATGAAATGTGGGGAGACAGATTTCAAGTTGTAGTATCTACTCACTTGAATACTAGACATCTTCATAATCATTTTGTAATCAATTCAGTTTCATTTAAAGATGGAAAGAAATATTATAGTAATTTAACTAATACGGCTTTACTTCGAAAAACATCAGATGAAATATGTGAAGAATATGGCTTAAGTGTTTTAAAAGAAAAGACTTGTAAATCAGGAATCAACTTTGAAAACTTTTATAAAAAATCTATGAGAGATTCGGATTATTATAAATTCGCAAAAGAAGATATAGACTATGCAATAAAACATTCATATACACTAAAACAATTTCAACAGATGTTAGTATCAATGGGATATAACTATTATTATAGAGCAGATAAATTAAGTGTAAGGAGAGAGCCACACAAAAGAAATATAAGAGTTGAAAGAGCATTTGGAGAAGAGTATTCATTGGAAGATATTAAAAGAAGAATATTAGAAAATGACTACATAAGACAAGAAAAAATAATTCCTTATATGGTAATAAGACATAGACGTTTCACAACAAGAGATAGAATAAAGAAGAAATACAAACCTAAGGGAATAGTTGCTTTATATTACTATTATAGATATTTGATAAAGTTATACACTAGAAACGATACACAATATAAATTGACTTCTAAAATGAGAGAAGAAGTAAAAAAGATGGACGAGTATTCGAAAAGAGTTAGATTTTTATGTAAGTATAAGATTGAGACTATGAGTGATATTGATAATGTGAAAGAAAAGAAACAAGAAGAAATGCAAAAGATACTAAATATGAGAAACAGATTATATTATAAAAGACAGAAATTAGATAATGAAAGTGAAAAAGATAGTGTTACTAAAGAAATAATTGATGTTACTTCTGCTTTAGCAAAGGTTAGAAAAGAGATTAGGTTGTGTGATGGAATTTATGATGGTGTGCCAAAGATGAAAGAACAATTAAAAGAACTAGATGATAAAGAAAAGAAATTAACAAAGAAAAAAGATAGAAGATATGAGAGATAGAACTGATGCAGAAATGTATCAGTTTTTTGTATAAATTTGATGAAAAGTGTTGAAAAAAATTTAATATAATGATATATAAACTATAAGCTTATAGTTTATATAGAAAGGAATAACAAATGAACAAGTTTGGAAGTTTTTTAAAAAAGGAAATTGCAAGAAATAAACTAAGTCAAAATAAGTTCGCTAAAGAAATAGGAGTTTCATCATATTATGTTGGACAATTAATAAAAGGTGAAAAAAAACCACCCAGTAGAGAATTACAAACTAAAATTGCAAATGTATTAAATTTTGATGAAACAAAAAAAATTGAGTTTTTTAATATAACTGCAAAGGAAAAAAGCGATATTCCAAGTGATATTTATGATGGAGTAATAAGTGATGAGACAAAATGGAATGACGTAAGAAAAATTTTAAATAAAGGAGAAGATGAAAATGATTAGAGCAGATATTATATCTACAATTGGAAGAAATTATTTAGTTAGCAATATAGAAAATGGAGAATTTAGTTATGTAAAAGCATTAAGAAGTATTGGCAAAAATATTAGAGATTTTCAGTATAATACCGATGGTACTCATCATCAAAATATTGATATTAGATTTGAAAATGATAGGTTAGTTGTTTTAGTGGAATGTAAAAATAAATTTTCAAGGTGGGATAAGAGCGAAATCCAAAGACAATTACAAGAATATGTTAGATATGAAAAAGAATATACTGAAAAAAGAATGGTTGCAATTTTAGCTGAAACAGAAGGTGATGAAGTTTGGACTTGGTATGGAGGTTCAGTGATTATAGATGACCAACATAGAAAATTGAAAGAGAGAACAATAAAAAGTTTTGAAGAATATGAAAATTTATGTTTTGGAAAAATAAATAATAAAATAAAAATAGTAGATTCAATAAAACAGTTAAATGAATTATTGCACTCAAATAATATTAATGAGAGATTGAGAAGTCAATTTGTTGGAACATGTTTATTAGCAATAAAAAATGGATTACAATATAAGAATATTAATGAGTCAATTGATAGAGAAAATGGTCAAAGATTAACTAAAGTTCAAGTAATAATTAAGGGAATAACTGATATTTTAAGCGGGCTATTAGCAAAAGATTTTGAAGAAGATGATAATAGTGAATCGAGATTGAATAAAGCTGAAAAAATATCTGCTTTGAATAGAAGAGTATTAGAAGATCAAGATGTTCAGAATTTGAATTATGATGACTTTAAACAAATATTAGGATTTATAGATGAGAATATTATACCATACATTGATGATAGCAGTACAGCAGGACAGGATTTATTGAATTTGTTTTTTACGACATTTAATAAATATGTTGGAAAATCAGATAAAAATCAAGCATTTACACCAGATCATATATGTGATTTTATGTCTAAAGCAGTTGGAGTAAATAAAAATTCCATTGTATTGGAAATTAAGACTCGTTATTTGATACAAAGATATGCGGCATAGGCACAGGGGTGTCGGAGTGTCGTTTAGGGTGTCGGTTTTAAGACCGGCTATTTTTTTTGCAAAATTTTTCAAAACCTATTGACCTTGGTGTGACCCCAAGGTGTATTATATTAGTGAAAGGCGGTGATCGAATGGGATACTCAGTAAAATGGGTAGTAGAAAATCTCGGCATAACTCGTGACATGCTTCGTTACTACGAAAAGGAGAAACTGCTCCCAGCAAACGAGAGCCGTAATCCCACGAATAAATATCGTGACTACAGCGACGAGGATATTGAAAGAATCTGGGGAATCAAACTCCTTATAGGCATTGGTTTTACAGCCAAAGAAATCTATGCTCTTATGAATGACCCGGATTTCGATTTCGACACGGCCATTGCTCAAAAGGTCGCAGAGCTGGAACGGAAGCACGATGAGAATCTGATTTATCTGGAGTTTGCTAAAAGCATAAAGTTTCTGGGCCGTGTTCCTACCACATCCAAAGTGGGCAGCGTCAAGTTTGATGATTTTCTGGAATATGCACATGAGAACTGGAACTTCTATGATGACCCTCGCTCAGCGCCGTTTATGCAAATGGCAGACACGCTTATTTCAAAGGCCCCACAAGAATGGAGTCCTGATGATGTGGAGCGCATTCTTGAGATGTTCGAAAACTTCGACGCTGAAGGAATGATGCACACATATGCTCTTCACGGCTACTATCAAGTTATTTCCGACATGAAGGACCTCGGTTATGATAGCGATACGGTGCAGAGAGTCGTTAAACTGCTGCACGAGTATCTTGTAGGCCATAACACAGAGCCGGAGCTGGATGGGAAAATAACACCGCAGTTCATAGCAAAGTACACTGCTCCGTTCTTCCTTGGTGGAGACATAGCAATCCAGCACGAGAGGAATTACGGAAAAGAAGGATGTTTATTCATCGCACAGGCTTTGGCTTATTACGGTGGGTATGATATCGACGATTTGTAAAGGAGGCTTGCAAATGGAAGAAAACAAAAAAGGATTTATTACATGGGTTAAGGCCCACAAAAATGAGCTGATCATCGCAGGCGTTACTGTAGTTGGAACGGTCCTTGTCGTGAAAAATTGGGATTCAATCAAGGGCCTGTTCAAAGCGACAGAGGCAGTCGTTCCTGATATCTCAAAGATAGAGCCGGTAGCGGAAGAGATTGTTGTTCCTATAATCTCCAGCGATATTCTTGAGAATCTCACAGGAAACAAGCTGACTGCAAGGGCTTTAGGTGACAGAGTTTGGTGTTCTGCACAGGCTATCAACAAACGTATTGTTGCTGCCGGTCTTGCGGTAAAGCTCCCCTGTGGCGAGTATATGATGACTGAAGCTGGACGCCTGCTCGGAAAAGACACATGGAAAACTACGGCTGCAGGCCATTCCTTTTCCAATATCGAATGGGATGAAAAAATCCTCGAAATGATTTTTAGTCCGGAAGAGCTTTTGGATATCGCAGCAAAGCAAGAACGAGCAAGACAGATTCTTGCTGCATAATTTTAAGGAGGACGATTAGATGGGTATCAAAGCGACAATTATGATTGATGACGACAGATGGGCCAAGCATCCCTACGGTGTGAAATTTGATGATGAGGAATGCAACCGTGAGTTTTACACCAATGGTGTTGACGGCAGGGATCAATGCAATAGGGTCATCGAAAGAGCGAAAGCTGCAGGATATGATATAGACCCTGACGTGGAAGAATATTTTTACTAAAAGCGAAAAGCGCCTCGCCGCCGGAATCAAATCCAGTGGTGAGGCGTTTCTGCGTCTATGGGGTTATGCCTGTACTTCCTGCCCGTGCTTGAAGGTGAAGCGAATATCATCGGTGCTGTAGACGGTGGCGAAATCCACCAGCGAGTGCCAGTTTTCCAGCTTGAACTCGGTGAGTGTATCCGGCAGGGCCTCGAAGCTCTCGACAAAGGCTTCAATGTCGGCTCTCTGGGTCTGCATCCGATCCAACTCCGCCATCACCGTCTCAAGGCGCTGTTTGGCGGTTTCAAAGCGCTGGGTCAAGTTGTCGTAGCGTTTCTGGTATTCGGTCTGGTCAAGGGCAACATGGGCATTTTCGTAAATGGTCTGCTGCACCATGTCAGAAATAAGCTGTGTTTCTTCCAGCAGCGTGGCCTGTTCTGCTTCCAGCTCGGTGGTGTTAAAGAGCAGGTCCATCATCTCACGGCAGTTGGCGATGACCTCGGCCTTGTCTACAAGCAGCTTGTTTGCCGCCGATAGGAACAGGCGCTGAATGTCCTCGTCGCAAAGATGCGGAGTGTCGCAGCGCTCGTCGCCATCAAATTTGTGATTGCACTGCCAGATGGTTTTACGGTACTGGCTGTTGGAATGCCAGACCTTTGAGCCGTACCAGCTTCCGCAGTGGCCACATTTGATTTTGGAAGAAAAGGCGTGGACGCTGCTGTGATAATTCTTGCCACGGCCACGCTTGGTCATTTCACGCTGGACCATTGCAAAAATCTCCGGTGAAATGATGGCTTCATGGTTATCCTCAACATAGTACTGCGGGATTTCGCCTTCATTGATTTTGGTCTTCTTGGTCAGGAAATCCACGGTGTAGGACTTCTGAAGGAGCGCATCACCTTTGTATTTCTCGTTGCTGAGAATGCTACGGACGGTGGAAATGCTCCATTTTTCTTTGCCGCCGGGAGTCGGAATCCCGTCAGCGGTCAGCTTCTTGGCAATGCCGTGGTAGCTCATGCCCTGCAGGAACATGGCGTAAATCTGCTGGACGATGACTGCCTGCTCAGGATTGACCACTAAGTTTCCGTCCGGGCCACGGTCGTAGCCGAGGAAGCGGTTAAACGGAACGGTCACCTTGCCGTCTGCAAAGCGCTTTCTCTGGCCCCACGTGCAGTTCTCGGAAATGCTGCGGCTTTCTTCCTGCGCAAGACTGGACATGATTGTCAGGAGCAGTTCGCCCTTGCCATCAAAGGTCCAGATGTTTTCTTTCTCAAAATACACCTCGATACCTTTTTCCTTGAGCTGGCGAATGGTGGTAAGACTGTCGACTGTGTTTCGGGCAAATCGGCTGACCGACTTGGTAACGATAAGGTCAATCTTACCGGCCAGTGCATCGGCTACCATGTGTTTGAAGCCTTCACGGTGCTTGACGCTGGTGCCTGTTATGCCCTCATCGGTGTAGACCTCGACAAACTCCCAATCGTCTCGGCTCTTGATGTAGTTGGTGTAGTAATCAATCTGCGCAGCGTAGCTGGTGAACTGGTCATCGTGGTCAGTGGAAACACGGGCATATCCGGCCACACGGCGCTTCTTTAATTCTGTGATCGGCGTCGCTGTAAAGCGGGTCAGCGATGCCGGTATGGTGGTTACTTTCTTTTGGACGACCAATGTTTCTCACTCCTTAACTTTTTTACTCTTGTACTCATTTCAGCTTTGCGCTCGTCTGTCCAGTATTCGTTCATACGCTCTCGCATAAGCTCTTTGTATTCTTCTGTATGTGGGTAGCTTTTCTTGGGAACCGGCTCCCAAGTGATGATGTCGGTGCCACCAGCCTTGTAGTAGACGGTAGCTTCGTAGTTCCCGGTTAAATCGATATGGCTTACCGTTTCCTTAAAGGTGGCTTCATCAAATTCTGGCAGGCCCAGAAGCTCCGCAAGTAAATTCTTCATGGTATCTTCATTTGGCTTGGCCTGATTCCCGCATCTCGGTGCGTCAGGACAGTGCCAATAAATGCGCATCGTACCGTCCTTGTATTTATGGGTCTGTCTACGGAAATTGGCTCCGCAATCCGGGCAACGGAAGTAACCGGTGAACGGGTTAAGGTGTTTCTTGTTGTGATTTTTACCCATGCGCCGTTTGCTCACTTTTGCACGATATTCGGCTGTCCAGCAATCCTGATGGCCGGTGTTAGGCGCTTCCTTCGTCACCGTTGTCCCATCCTTAAGGTAGAATACTAAGGTGTATTTTTCAGGAACGTCTATGTGGTCAACCTGATCCAGAAAAACATCTTCATTAAACTCGGTCAGGCCCAACACCTCAGTGCAAGCCTTTAACAGGCTCTTCTGACTGATGGTCCCGCCGACCGGACAGCCATCACCGACCTTCTTTTTCTTCTTTGACCCACAATTCCAATATTCCTGAACATTACCGTTTTTGGTGCGCTTATTATGAACATAGCTGCATCCGCAATGCGGACATTTAATTTTGCTTGTGAAGCAGGTGGTCTGAATGCTCCAATTGGCAAAGACGCCAAGTTCACGCCTTCTGGCCTTTTCGTCTTGAACAGCCTGATAAACCTCCATCGGTATAATGGCTTCATGCGTGTTCTCCACAAAGTACTGCGGCAACTCGCCACGATTGATTTTGCTTTTCTTGCTGACCGGGTCAACGGTGTATTCCTTCTGGAATAGTAGGTTTCCGGTGTAGGTAATGTTACTGAGAATCTGACGAATGGACCCGTTTCCAAAGTGACCGCCTTTGTATGCTTTCACGCCCATCTCGGCCAGCTGTTTTTCAGTTGATTCCGCTGACAAGCCATTGAGAAAATTGTCGTAAATGAGCCGAACAATGGCTGCTTCTTCCTCATGGATGACCAGCTGGTCACCTTCCCAACGGTAACCGTAAATTTGAAAGCGTCCGTTGTGTAGTCCCTGCTGAAAACGCTTCTGTGTGGCCCACTTCACATTGTTGCTGAGGCTCACGATTTCTTCCTGCGCAAAGGAAGCCAGCAGTGTCAGCATAACCTCGCCATCGCCGGAAAGCGAATTGATGCGCTCTTTTTCAAAGCGGACCTCGATGCCCAGCTCTTTAAGATGTCGGACGGTTTCCAGAAGGTCCACGGTATTTCTTGCAAAGCGGGAGATGGACTTGGTAAGAATAATGTCGATTTTGCCATCCTCGCAGTCTCGGAGCAGCCTTTGAAACTCTGCTCGTGTAGATTTCGTGCCTGTTATGCCATCGTCAGCATACACACCAGCATATTCCCATTCAGGATTACTCTGTATCAGTTCGCTGTAGTAGCTGACCTGAGCTGATAAAGAGTGCTGGAGTCGCTCGGTTTCCATTGAAACTCTGGCATATGCTGCGACCTTTTTGCGGCTTGGCAAGGTCGGCATCAACGGCTCGATTTTGTTGATTTTTCGCATAAAATCAGCTCCTTTCCGCTACTATATATCACTCTAAAAGCGAATTATATCAAGTCAATTTGGCGAAATAATGTACCCAATAATGGCCTGTATTTTTCCAGCATTTTTGTATCAATTATGGCGTATTGCTCCTCGGTGATCAGGCCCTTTTTCAGCATGCCATCAAAGACATTCATGGTGGCCTGATAAAGTTTTTCACGCTCGAATTGTTCCTCAGTCATGGCAATCACCTCCGAAGCGGTCAGCGATGTAACAATCGTGAGAGCAGTATTTTCTGTGGTCGTTTCCGTAAGCCGTGAAAGGCTTTCCACAGTGAGCGCAGGTAAAGGAGTAAAAGGCCTTGCGATTGACCTTATCCAGATGGCTGTTCCACCAGTGGGTACGGCAGGTATCGGAGCAGAACTTCACCGGCTTTCTGCCCGGAGTCTGGGTCAGCTGCTTTCCGCAGTTGCGGCAGCAGTTCGGGTCAGGAAGTTTTTCTATATGCACAGCGGCCTTGGTGCCGGTGAGCTGGTTTCTGCGGCAGAAGGCTGATACCTGATTTTTTGTCAGGCCCAGAGAGGCAGCGATGGTGGCGTACCCGTATCCGGCCTGTCGTAATTCTATGATCTGATTTTTCTGTTCGTTTGTCATAGCAACCTCCGTTTCTGAGGTCTCCCTCAAGAGCTATTGGAGGTGAGCTGCTATTTTGTCCGGGAAAATCAGCAATTCCCTGTAAAAAACTCTCTCCAGCCGAAGCAAGGGTTATCCTCTGATTTCCCACTGGAGAAGAATTAGTGATTTGAGCGGGTAAGAAAAAAATAGGGCCTGCCGGACGAATCCAACAGACCCTAAAGCACCATTATAACTTTGTAGCGTAGTCGAGAGAAATCCAACCAGCACCGCTCTTCAGCTTGCCCCACTTGGAAGCGCCAGCGCCATCAGACTCCGCAATGATGGTAAATACACCAGCGCCGGTGAACTGGCCCGTCTTGCCATAGTTGGTACCGGGACCTTTGCGGATGTTCAAATTGGTGATGCGGATGCGCACACGGTAAGGCTCAAAAGCTGTCTCGGTTTCCGTTTCCACCTTGGCAGCAGAAGGAGCGTAGACCACATTGCCATCGTTATCGAAAACACTGTAGCCGGTGTTCTCATCCGCTTTGGCCTTGGCATTAGAGAGAATGCGGTAAGCGCCCACCTGCGACTTGCTGTCGGCCCATGTCTTACGGACACGGTAATAGCCGGAAGTCAGCTTCTCAGGATATTCCTTAGTTGCAGTATCGCTGGTATCAGTGGAAGCGTCCTCGCCCATAGCAGCTTTGACTGCCTTGCGGAAACCGTCCATCGTGTAGTCCATGCCCAGCTGCTTCCAGAGGTGTTCCGGGTCACCGTGATTGCTGGCGATGCCACGCTTATAACCTTCCGCATGGCTGACGATAACGCCATCAGCAAGTGGATCAAGGTCATACTCGCTGCAGAGAAATGCAAACAGCTCCACAGCCGCCTCATAGGTGCGCTTGGCCACGGCCTTTGCGGTTGCCGTATCAGAGCAGGTGAAGGTAGCACCGCCGGTATACTTGATGCAGGCAGGCTCACACATTTCTACACCAATATGCGTATTGTTGGAAGAGCCGCCACCGTGCCAGCCACGATGATTCCAAGGGAGCGTCTGGTAAACGGTACCGTCGTTTCCGTCGATGAAGCCGTGGACGCAGGCCCTGTCATAGCTTTCGCTGTTCCAGTTCTTGATGAACACAGCAGCGCTGGGCTGCGGACAGCCAACGGAATGAAGCATCAGACCTTTGACCGTGATTTTCTTTCCGGCTTTGTAGCACGGATTTTTTGTAAGAAAAGACTGTACCAACTTCATGTTATTTGCCCTCGCTTTCTGTGTTCTCAGCTCGGTCGTGGAGCTGCTCCAAGATGTCCTTCAACTTTTCCGGGATAGGCAGGCCAAGGTGGGCCGAGTTCTCCAGAAGGGAGACACCTTCATTGGAAAGGTAAAAGAAGATGACTGCCGTTCTCAGTATGGAGCCGGTGCCAATCACCTGAACATCGAGAATATTTGCGATGCCCACAAGCGTGAAAATCAGCACTTTGCGGCAGATGCCTTTGAAGCCAACGGAGCTGGATAAGTTCTTGTCCACGATGGCACACATCACGCCAGTGATATAATCCACCACCGTAAAGGCAAGCAGTGCGTAGAGCAAACCGTCACAGCCACCTAGGAAGTAGCCCAGCCAGCCTCCGACGCCAGCAAAGACGAACTGAATGGTTGTCCAAAATTCCTTCATAATGAAATCCTCCATTTCTTTTTGATATAGCAAAAGGCTGCTTACCGGTCAGGCAAACAGCCCTCTGTCTCATAGGTTATATTTGTTTTGGCAGCGCTTCCCACAGTCGCATATCTTCTTGCCCAAGGGACCAGATGGCGATGCCTCGCAGCTTCCAGCGGTAGGCTGCTTCATTGGCCCAATAGACCAGCGAGTCCACGTCCTGATAGTACAGAATGGAAAAGCCATCAGCGTCACCGAGGAACAGCCTCGACACCCAGACATTGATGTCCTTCGGTGTAACCGTTACCGTGTAGTCGTTGCCGCATTCCAGTGCAAGCAGGTCGGAATGGTAGAACTCGTAGTCGAGAGAAATATCCTCGCTGCGGATGGAGCTTTCTTCCACATCGGAGGTCAGCGTGAACACCTGAAATTCCTCGTCCCATACAGCATTGCTGCGGTCAATTCGACCGTATTCGACAACGGAGCCATCCGGGAAGGTCACGTCAAAGCGCTCGTAAGGCTCGTAGGTCCAAGCGTCGCCCAGACGGAGCAGTTCGCAAACCACATGCCCGTCAGAACGGAAGCCTGCGTAACCGCCGCTAAAGCCGCTGACCGTGGCAGTAAAGCGCAAGGTATACGAGTTGCTGGAATAAACACGGACCTTATTTCCACGAACGCGCATCTCGATGGTGTACATATTGGGATTGGTGCGAAGGTCGTCATTGCTGGTCTTGGAGAAGCTGGTCGCATAACTGCCAAGAAGCGTGGAGCCGTTATATAGCTCCACCTGCTGGGTATCGTAATTCAGACAGCAGAAAAGACTGCCGCAGAATACACCGGCACGGCCACCACCATCCGCAGGAAACGCCAGCCTTGCACGGATATGCACATCATCAAAACCGCTGTACAGCCATGCCAGTTGGCCTTCGCCTTCCAGCTGGGAATATGGTCTGCTGGTGTCGCCATAAGGTAGCGACTCTTGCCAAACGTCCCATTCACCGGAGAGCGTGGTCCAGTAGCTTTCTGGCAGGATCGTGTCATCTCGGAAGTCCTCATACCAGATCAGCGCCGAGTCAGGCTTTCTGCGGAGCATCTCGCAGGTCAGCTTGAAGCCTTTATCCGGCTGACAGGGATTTCCGTCCACATCAATGAACTGCCTTGGAGAGAGCGTGAACTGTGCAACACCGGCAGTTGGCTCTTCGGAAAAGTCGGTGCAGACACGAAAGCCATAAAACTGGACACCGTTGACACCGACATCTACGGTCAGCGTGTGGGTACCGGCAGAAAAGCTGTGGCCGGTTACCAGAGGAAACCAGCAGGTCGTTCTCCAGTACGGCCACCAGAGGCGGTTTTCGGAAAAGGTCTGCGAGATACCATCCACGGATACCGTGACGCTGTTTTTATCCCAGAACGGAAAACAGACACGCACGGCAACATCATAGGTCCCAGCTTCATCAATGGTAAACTCATAGGAAGCGGAGCCTTCATCGCCCAGCGTAATCATGTAATCGGATACGGAGACAATGCCGGAATAATCATCCACATCGCCGCCACCACGGTCTATTAGAATATCGCCAAACTCGGTATTTTGCTGCTTGGCGTAAGCGGTCAGATAGCGCCTGCGGTTATATACCTCGCCCATCAGCGGGTATTCCTTGTAAACAGCGTCTTGACCTTCCATGAAATCGTAGACCTGCGGCAGCGCCCACGGAACTTTATCGTAGTCATCCCAATAAGCCAGAATCGGGATCATTGGCTGCGGAGGTGCATCGTCGGTGAAATTGTAGCCGCCGGTCATCCACAGCTTTGCGGCATAGTAGGTGTTGGAAGTGCCTCGATAGGTTTTGCCGAGGTTTTCCGGCGTATCGTAAATCTGCCAGTTCCAACCGTAACCGGGCAGGCCCATAAAAATCTTCTGTGGGTCCATGACGGAGGAAGCGTAATCGTAGATACCTTCCAGCCAGTCACGAGGTGAAACCGGGCCGGGAGCAGAGCCTGCCCAAGCCATGCCGTAACTCATAATAGAAACAGAATCACAGTAGGCATCAAGGTCGGCATAAACGCACCAGTTCTCGCCACCAACGGAGCCGTTCACGGAAGTCATACCTGGCAGGCAGATGTTTACGAGCTTACTGGAATCGTAGGCCTTGACCGCATTGTAAATATCCCGAAACAGCGCATTTGCCGCATCCCGGTTTTCAATTTCGCCGCCACGCTCAAGGTCAATGTCCACACCGGCGCACCACGGATATTTTTCCATGATGCGCACAAGCTCTGTCAGGAAGGTATCCTTTGCACCGTCCGTGTTATTTCGCAGTGCAGTAAAAATGGATGCCGTACCGTGATTCATAACGGTTAACATCCACTTGATGTGCGGCCATTTGTTGATGTAGGTCAGCATGGTAGATATGCTGGTGCCGGTTTCGGAGATAGTGCCGGTGGTGTCCACCTCGAAGGTGAAGATGCCCACCGTATCCAGCCTGTCACCGTAATCACGCAGCGCCTGATACATTCTGGTGTTACCCATGAAGGACCAGACCATACAGCGCTTACCTTGCAAATAATCTCTCACAGCACATCACCTCCGTCCTGCATTTCCTGAAACTTGATATATAGCTTGGCAGATTTCCCTTTTTCCAGAGTAATCGGATGTTTGCTGTCACCGGCAGCAGAATACTGATAAAAGCCATCCTTGCCTGTAGCAGCACCGTTTTTCAGGCACTCCCTTGTAGAACCAAGGAGCGAGAAAATATCACCGGCACTGGCTACATCAAGGAAGGTGGCCTTGTGGGAGCCAGCGCCCTGAGAAATGACAATGGAGCCTGCGGCCATATCTTGAATCGGCTCCAGCTCAATATCAAGGCCAGCAGTCGTGCTGCCAAGATTAAAGATAACCACGGTGCCGCTGGAACGAACGATGCCGTTATAAAACCTCGGTGCTACAATCGCATCGTCCTCACGATACTTTTGCAGCAGCGTTTCCGTGTTGATCACAAAGCCGGTCAATCGGTCGCCTTCTTGCAGCATAAGGTCAGTAAACCAGATGCGGCCTGTGCAGTCGCTGACAATAGGCTGCACCGTGATACTGACCACACGCATGTCCTCTTTGACGGTAATTGTTTCTGCAAATCTTGTAAATTCAGCCATCACAACACCTACCCATCCAGCGTCCAGAGAATTTCGCTGACGTGTCCTACCCAGCCGGTAGCAATGGAGCCACCTTGGAGCAGCATATCAGTGATATATACTGCTCCGGTGCAGTCGGTCACGCAGACCCTTACCGTAATGGACTTAATTCTGCCGTAGCCTTTTGGAGAGAGGTCGTGGGCTGTCTGTGTAAAATAAGCCATAGCGCCTCCTTAAAACAAATCAATAAACCTCGTTTCTGTGGTCCCGTCCTCGTATTCAAAGACCACCTCAATGCCGACCTGACCGGCAGCACCTTTTTCCAGATTTTCAGATGCAATCTGGGCCGAGAAGGTATAGCTGCTTCGGTTTGCCGGATAGACGGTCTGCATCATGCTTTTGGTCATGCCAGCTTCGCCCTCGGCCTTAAAGGAAGCCGTGCCGGATACACCGTTTGTGGCATCCACTTCAAAGCCGGAGTTGACCCAATAGGACAGGCCGCTGTCGCCTCTGGAATTGCGCAGATGATTAAAAGGAACGAGGTCTTTTACTTCCTGCCTGTCAATAACATCCGTAGAGGCCAGCACATCCGCTGCCTTGTCCCACTGTGCAGAAGAATCGCCCAGCTCACGGAGCGTGGTGGAAAGCTCCAGCACCGTGTTCCAAGGCTCCTGCAGGTTGTACTGCCTGCGGACTACACGGGTTTTGACCGACAGATTCAGATCTTTATCATCAACAGTTACAATATCGCCCAGCGCCCATGCTTCATGCTCATAGCCGGTCAGGACGGAAAGGTCCATAGCGGACAGCACATAAGAGATACGAGGATGGGCATATTCCTCCAGCTTATTCTGCGTGTACTCCAGCATCTGATAGGGATTGGTGAAGTTGGAGCAGTCCAGTGTGGAGATACGGATTTCGTCGGTATAGGAAGTATCCTGCACATATTCCTTGCCGCCGTTGATGGAGGCAAAGGTCATACCGTCCTTGCCGTAGGCATACAGCCTTGTAACGAGGCTTCGGGTATCCACCACTCGCTGGATGGATTTCATGTTCTTGCGGTAGCAGAACAGCACACCGTTGTCGTTGCCGCTGAAGGTCAAAAGATGGACCAGACGGTTGGCGCAGTCAAAAATCAGGTCGCCGCCGTGGATCACTTGCGTCTGGCGAAGGACGGCCAGCGCATTTTTCTCGCTGCATTCCCATGTACGCTTGCTGGTGACATTCACGGTGCCTACGGCCCAATCGGTACCGGCTAAGGCGTGAGCCATCGGAGCATCAGCAGTATCTGCGTTGAAGCTGACTGTTTCCTTGACCTCCGAAAAAGCCAAATCATAAAATGCCGCCTCCGCATAGACCGTTGTAACCACATGGCCATCTGCGGTTTTATCATCGGTCACAGTACGAATGCGGTACACATCATTTACGATCTGCACCTGCTTTTCATTATCAAGGGAGAGCCTTTTGGCATCTTGAAACGGGAGCTTAAACTCCAAAGTGTCAGCGCCGTTGACCTCACTGGTAACGATGATATCAAAGGCGTTCTCAAGAACAGCCTCCCATGCGTTATTGGCATCCAAGATAACCGGCCTTGCAAAGCCAAGTCGGTCATACGGTGCCTTTGGAATATCATGGAGCTGAATATCTGTAACCTTCGGTGTCTTGCTTGTGTCAGTGGTAGTCAGCGTAATGCGGAAGCGGATGTATTTCTGGTTGGGCGATTGCAATTCTCCGCTGGTGCCAATGGACTGCCATGCGGACCATTCCACCAAATCCTGCGAGGTTGCTGTTTCCACCAGCGATACGGCATTGACACCAGCAGTGTATTCGCTGGTCACAGAAACTCTGCCGCTGCCGGAGAGAGCGCAGGAGGTCGGGATAGTGGTAAGCTGACCGCTTTCCGGGTAAACTCCGTCCGTTGCACGAAGGGTTACGCTACCCGGCTCGGTCAAGCCATCGACATTTTCAGACAAATCTCCCGCATTGGCGCAGAGCGAAGATAGGAAGTAATTTTTCAGATCCTCTGCGGTCATATCCGAATCGCAATCCAAAAACCAGTCATCAAAACCGCCTGCGTAGTAGTAGGTGTCTGCATGCATACCCATGACAAGGTCCGCAGTACAGGAAGGATTCAAATCGCCGGTAAAGGTCAGCACCTCAGAGGTCCAGACCTCGCCGCTGTCACGGTCACCAAGCACATAGGTGAACTGCTTGTTATTCGGCTCGATGACACCGGCTATAAAGTACCAGCCGCCATTGACCAGTGAAAAGCTCGGTGTCACCGTCTTATCCAAAATCAATGAGCCGGAAGAATTGTACAGCATAATTCTCGGCTTGCCGGAATAGAGCGACAAATAGAAAATCGGCTGTCCGGGACCGTAGCGGGTATTGAAGATGGGACAGAAGGTGTTACCAACAGAATAGGTCGTCGGATTCATCCAGCCACCCACCACAATACGCTCACCGAGATTTGCGAAGATGCTGCCATCATTGGTGACCTGCAGATGAGTTTTCTCTGTGGTCGGATTGTTGATGTTCATACGGAACTGGCGACCTTTCTGGCTGCTCTTTAAGCTGGCCGTAGTGCCACTCCAGTTGATGATGGTCATCTTTCGGTCGTTGCCGGAGGAATCGATGAGCTTGTCGTCGGCATCCGGCGCAGACTCATTAAATCGCCACAAGCCACTCATTCCCTCGATATATGGGAACTCACCAGTAAAATCCGTTTGGCTCGTCAGGATACTTTTTACAGCCACATCATCACCTCCATCTGCTGTTTGCCTGAATATTTAATTCCGTGAAGGTCGCATTGGAAGTAGCGACCACCACGGTGTTGGAGCCTGTTTCCAGCATCGGGAAATTCAGCTCATACAAAAGCGGCAGACCGTTTCGGAGCGTATTGCCCACGGAGTCCACCACCTTTGCGGTTACAAGGGACGAGTCTACAATCAGGGTTTCGCCTTCGGAGAGAGCGCCGCTGACACGAAGCTCTTCGCCGCCGGTGATAATGGAAATGTAGCTATCCGTTTCCGAAGTGACCACGCCCTGAATGGAATACACCGGCTCAGATACCGTTGTTCCAATGGTGCGCAGCACTTCATGTTCGCCTTCAGCGGAAATAACAAAAGTCTCGTCTTCCAGTGCATAAGCGTGGGGATCGGGACAGATAAATTTGAGTGTGAAAGTACCAGAAGAGCGCAGCAGCCTTTCACAATCTACAGCCTCCGACAGACGGGCCAGAAAATAGCGGTCAGGCACTTCATCCAACACCAGCTGCTTTAAGCCTGCGGTTGGGTCAAGCCACTGCGACATGCTGTCCAGTACAGAAACCAGACCGGCAAAGTCCTTCTGGGGATAGATGTAGCAGGTCAGCGTGATTATGCGTTCGCCGCTATCACAGCCAAAGTCTGCCACACCAGCTTTGCCCGGTACGGTTTCATAGAAATTACGCAAGGCCGGAGAAGCCTGCCAAGAGGTCAGCCTTGCTTTGATTTTCATATTCTTCGATGTGATTCCGTTAAACTGAAATCCCAAAACGGCCACCCCCTTAAGCAGTCAATACACGGCCCTGCGCACGAGAGCCAGTTTGCATCAAGTTATAAAGTTCCTGCGATACCTTTCGGATATCGTCTTCGCTGCGGACCACCATCTGCTGCACGGTAACAAGGGAACCGTACATGCCGTCCATCACGGTGGAGCGACTGTCGGCGCTGCTTTCCGTCAGTGCATTGGCGGCACCGGCATCAAGGGAGAGGTCGGTAGGAATGGAGGTTTCCATATCCGTGGCCAGACCATTCATGACAGAGTTGATATCGTCTGCCATGCTCTCGGCAGCTTCAACAGCGTCCTTGCCGTTTGCGTTGATGGCTCTGGCGAGACCTTCTACCAGCATTTCACCGACCCAGCCCATTTCCTTGGACGGAGAGGCAATACCGAAGAAGTCGCAGATGCCATCCCAGATGGAAGAAATCCAGCCGGACACCTTGTTCCAAAGCCAAGAAGCAAGAGATTGGATACCTTGCCACAGGCCACGCACAAGGTTAGCACCCACATCTGCAAGCTGAGATACGCCCTTGCCAAAGGCAGATACCAGACCGGAGATGATCTGCGGCACGGCCTTTACAATTTCCACAATGATGGTCGGCAGGTTTTTAATCAGCGAAATCAAAAGCTGCACACCGGCCTGCACGATTTGCGGGATGCTGTTTATCAGCGCATTTACAATGGAGCCGATGATTTCCGGGATAGCTGCCACAATGGTGGTGATGATTTCTGGCAGGGCCTGAATGAGCGCCACCAGAAGGTCGATACCCGCTTGAATAATCTGAGGGATGCTATCCAGCACAGCGGTTATAATGCCCTCAATGATTTGCGGGATTGCCGCCACGATTGCCGTAATAATATCCGGCAGTGCAGATACCAGCGAGGTCAAAAGCTGAATGCCTGCGTCGATAATCTGCGGAATGGCCCCAATCACAAAATCTACAATAGCCAGAATGATGGCTGGGAGCGCTTCAATCAACACAGGAATGGCATCCAGTAAGCCTTGGGCCAGTCCCATGATAAGCTGCAGCGCCGCTTCCAACACCAGCGGCAGATTTTCAATCAGGGTTTGTACGACCGTAGTCAGAATCTGCACGATGGTAGGAATCAGCTGAGGCAATGCCGTAGCAATGCCGGAGGCCAAAGTAGCGATGACCTGCATTGCCGTTTCAGCCAGCTGCGGGAGCAAGCTGAGTAGGCCGTTGACCAGTTCCAGCACAATCATAACTGTTGCTTCTGCCAAAGTAGGAAGGGCCGATACGATACCGTTCAGCAGCGTTACGATAATGTCCACACCAGCTTCCAAGAGTGTAGGCAGGCTTGCCAAAATTGCCTGACCAATCATAGGAACGATGGTAGAGAGCTGGTTAAGCAGAACATCGACAATGCCTTTCATGCCTTCTGCGAATTTCTCCGCAGAGCCAGCGGTCCCTTCCAGAACACCTTGCAGACCTTCTCCCATCATAGAGACAAAGGGTATCATTTCCTTTAGGACATCTGCCGCCATGAATTTCAACGTGGTCATGATAGGCTCGGCGATGGCACCAAGCTGGGCATAGGCATCAGTAAGCTCCGCCTGCGCTCGTCTTGCGTCCATAACATCGCCGTTGAGTTCTTTATAGTTTTCAGCGGCCTCTTCATACAGGCCGTTCAGCGTTTCAGTGATAAGAGCCGCACGTTCCTGTTCGGAAGTACATGCGTCCAAGGAAGCCTGAAACTCATCCTCGGATAGACCGGCCCAATTGAGTGCATCGGCAAGTACGCCGGTGAGCTGGCCGGTTTTCGCTGTTTCGTTTGCTGCCTCGGTCAAACCTTCGATAGGAAGGCTGTCGCCAAAGGTAGCCCATACACCGGCGGCAATGTCCGTCCACTGCGCCAGTTCTTCCTCGGTTTCACACAGCTTTGCCAGATGGTTTACTGCCTCGACACTTCGATCTTCCTCGCCAAGAATGGAGTAGAAGTCGGTATAAGCGGCACCGGCCTGCTCTGCAGTAAAGCCAGCGGTCGTAAAAGCGGCATCCAGCTTGGCCTGATCTTCACGATATTCTCGTGTGGATTCAGCCAAATCAAGGAAGCTCTTTGTAAGACCGGCAAGGGCAGCACCGGCAGCAGCAACAGAAGCGCCGATGGCAACACCTAAACCTTTGACTACAGAGCCGACCTTTTCCAGTTTGGAAGAAGCACCGTCGGCATCCTTGGCAGCGCCTTCGATTTCATCACCGAAGTTGTCGGCCTGTTTTCCGGCCTGCTGCATTTCATTGCCGAGTTCATCAATGGCGCTTTCGTTCTGTTCCAGCTCACGCTCCATATCGTTTAATGCAGCAGTGGCATTATTGAGCTGGATTTGCCAGTTCTGCGTTCTGCGGTCATTTTCACCGAAGGACTCAGCGGCATTGGAAAGCGCTGCACGGAGCGTTTCAATTTTCTTTTTCTGTGCCTCGATTTCCTTATTCAGCACTTGGTTTCTGGTCGTAAGCGCTTCTACGGATTTATCGTTTTTATCAAACTGCGAGGTCACGACCTTCATTTCCGAGCCGAGGACCTTAAAGGACTGGTTGATTTCGGACAGTGCCTTCTTAAATTCCTTCTCGCCCTCAAGACCAATCTTCAGACCGAAATTATCCGCCATCAAACCACCTCCTTAGATTCCGTCGGGGATAATGTCATCGATATACATTTCACGCTTCGGTTTCGCCATACCGTGATACTGCTTATGGCATTCCCAAAGGTCCAGTAATAAGCCAAACGGCATCAGCCACACCTCATCCTGCGAAAGATGAAGATGGGCGATGCCGTAATAGAAAAGTCGAGTAAATAACTCCTCGTCATTTACTCGACCACTGCGTTTTTTGAATCGACATCACTGACCACATTGCGCTTGGTGCCTTTATACAAGGCCTCAGTGATTGCTGCCTTATAACCGGCAAGGTCCAAGGGCGTAGTCAGAAGCTCCACCACATCTTCAGTGAGCAGGTCACGCTGATTGTCCTTGTTTTTCAGGTTGTGAATGAGAATGGACTGGTTTGCCAGAAGCGTGATGAGCCATACGATCTCGCCGATGGCCATCTCAAAATTCTCACTCTTCATGAGCTTTTCGCCCAAGTTCTCAAGGCCACCGTAGCGGCCAGCGATTTCCTTGGTGGCTTTTGTGGTAAGGATAAGCTCGTAATCCTCACCGCCGACAGTAATATTAGCGCTGCGTTCCGTAATCATTTATTAGCCCTCCTCAGTAGTTGTGATGACAGGCTCATAAACCTGCTTGTACCAGTTGGTAATGGTTTCGTTTGCCACACCGGTATCGCCTTCAGTAACTTCGGCCTTCCAAGGATGCTTTCCACTGACGTCTGCCTTATTGCGGGTAAGCACGGTGCCTTCGATGGTAGGAGTGGAGAAGGTGATGCTGTCGCCCTTGGTAGCAAGGTTAGTAGCAGGGATACCGAATTTTACACGGTACAGCCAGTAATACTTGTACTTGCCGTTGGACTTCTTCGCACGGAAACCGATAGCAACAGGAGTGCCGCCATCTTCGCCGCCGGAAATCAGCACATGGTTATCGTCGATGGTAGCGCCGGTCAGCACAGAAGCAGCAGTAGCACCGATATCATCAATGCCCAGAGCCAGAGTGCCGGACTTAAACTCCTTCACGATTTCCGCAGCGCCATCGTCCGCATAGAGCGTAGCCTCGGCCAGCTCCACGGAAAGTTCTGCAGAGATTGCCTTTGCCAGCTGGACCGGAGTCTCGTAGGTTTCCTCGCCAGCTTCGTCTTCGGCAATGGCTGCATAATACAATTTATCAAGACCAATCGTAGCCATAATCAATCCTCCAATTCATAGATTTTCGCCACATCAATGGCGTAGTGGTGGTACCCGGTGTCGTTTTCACGCTCGATGTACCGTCTGTCAGTTATCGTAAAATCCGAGGCCAGAAGGCTTCGGACCATACTGTTTTTGGTTTTCATATAGTTGCCCTTAGAAAAGAGAGAGAGCCTCGCTTCCTGCACCTCGAAGCCGGGAGTGTTGTCGGCATGCAGTTCGAAGGTGTCCGTCAGTGGTACGATGACCACATAGGTCTCCGGTGCCGTGCCTTCAAATACGCCCGTTTCCACAGGAATGGAGAGGCCCTCAATCAGTGTCTTACATTCGGATAGCACACTCAAAGTTTCTCCACCTCCGTTTCAAAGGCCTGTTTCATGGCCTCAATGCATTGCTTCTTTGATGCAGATTTGGCAGGCTTCAAAAATGGCTTTGCAGGCTGACCGCTTTTGCCATATTCGATGATATTGGCAAGCTGGGCATTGCTGCCGCCGTCACGCCTCGGCTCGGAAAAGCCGACCTTGATATTGAAGTTGCCGTTGCGGTCCATTTTTACACCGGTCAGGCCAAGAGAGGATTCCAGTTCACCAGTGGATCTGGAATCATACTTGGTGCCGCTACCGATGACCGAGGCGAGATTGCTTTTGGTTTTCTCCAGCACCACCTCGCCACCGGCCTCCAGCACCGTTTCGGCAATGGCATCAAAGTTGCTTCCGAGGCGAGACATGCGCTCCAGAAATTCATCGGGCATTTTTACATCAACTCGTGCCACTGGAAACGACCTCCTTTGCCAAAACCTCAATGTACATCCCACGGCCTTTGACATCCTCCACGGAGGTGATTTCAAATCTGCCACCTTCGCAGACGATAACCATCGCCGTAGTAACGGTAACGCCCGGAATGACACGGAAACGGAAAAGGTCGGTGGCATCGGAAAAGGTGCTGCGGTTAGCCCATTTTTCATTGCCGTGCCGACCTTCCCTGTAGGCCCTGATAGAAGCGACGACCACATCCGTAATGGTGGAGAAGCCTTCCTCATCAAGGATTTTTTGCTTCTCCACGATATCGATAAAGGTGTTCATTTTGCCAAAGCTCATATCACACCTTCCAATCTCGGTCGAGGCGCAGGAGCAGGTTTACGGTGTTCCATACCTGCTGACCGGCCTGCACATTATCCGCAAAGAAACCGCCGGTGGAACCATCTCTGGATTCATAAAAATGCGATGCCAGCATAATCACCGCCTGTTCCGTGGTGGCTGGCATCGTATTTTCCGTGTAGTAGCCTTCTGCAATATGCTGATAGCTCTCCGCATAGGAAACGGCGGCAGTGATGAAACGCTCAATCAGCGCATCGTCCGCCGTATGCTCCAGAATCAGATTTGCCTTGACCTTCGTCAAAAGTTCGCTCATCACTGCCACCTCCCATCAATTAGGCACCCATCTTGAGTACCTGTACTGCTTCAGGAAGCACCAGCTTGCCATCCACACGCTCCTTGGCCACGAAACCGACCATACCGTTACCGGCATAGAGTTCACGAAGCTCCGCGAAGGAACGAGTGCCACGGTCGCCGATGTTGTAGTAGCTGAAATCACCGAAGGCGATGACAGGCTTACCGGCAGCAATGGTAGGAACGAAAGGAGAGGTCAACACATCGTAACCGAACAGCTTACCCGGCTCGCCAGCCTGATTGGAAGGCTGCCACAGATACTGACCGTTCTCGTCCTTGAGCTTACGGATTACAGCGATGGTCTGGTCGTTCATGATGAACTTGGCGCTCTTACGATAAGGACGCTTGAGTGCGTAAACCAGATTGATGATTTCGTCGGAAGTGATCTCCGTAGCGCTTGCTGCGGTCACACCGATTTCAGCGCCGCCAGTCTCAGCAAAGATGCCCAGAGGCTTGCCGACACCGTCACCGTTGAGGAAGGCATCCTCTTCGGCATTGGCCAGCGCCTTACCAAACTGCTTGATGATGTATTTCTCAAGCTGGAAGGCGTTGTCGTACAGAAGCTCCTCAGTGACCTTCACTGCAACATGCAGCTTGTGGGCATCAAGGTTAATCTGGCTGAAAGTAGCGTCACCGAAGGTAAGCTCGCCGCCTTCCTCGATCCACGCTGCCGCAGGCTTGGCACCGGCGATGTTAATCTTGTGCTGGCCGCTGGTAGTGATGACATTGGCGAGACCACGGAAGATGTTCTCTTCAGTCAACACATCGATGAGGCGAGAATCGTACTCTTCAGGCACAAGGTAACCGCCGTTCTCATCGATACCTTCGGAAAGGACGTCGGAGATAGTACGGAAGTTAGTACGCAGGGCCTTGAGCATGCCAGCCTTATACGCATCGGAAGCACGGCCAGTCTTAGCCTTACCGTCGCCGGTATCCTTGCCGCCGTTCATAGGCTTATGAGTGATAGGAGTGTTCACAGGCTTATTGAGTTCGGCCTCCATAGCTTCCATTGCCTGCATACGCTCGATTTCAGAGGTGTAATTCTGCACCTTCTGTTCCATTTCGGCATAGGTCTTAGCATCCTCGTCGGAGAGCAGACCGTCCTTGTCACGCTTGGTCTCCACAAAGGCCTTTGCAGCCTCCCATGCCTTGTTACGCTTTTCTCTGAGTTCCAAAATAGTCATAATAAATTACCTCCAATTTTTGATAAGATTGAGCCTATCCATCAGGGAATCGGCTTTGACTTTGGTTTCTGTCTGTGTGGGTTTGGATCCGATTTTGCACTTGGCAGCGATTTTATCCATGAGGGAATTAAGCACTGCTGTGCGGGAGAACATCATGCTGACCTGCGGCACCGGCACTTCGTCGGTAGCGGCAGAGCGCTGCATCAGCTCATCGGCGAAGCCAAGCTCGATGGCTTTGTTGGCATCCATCCAAGTTTCCGCATCCATGAGATGGGAGAGCTTGGCACGGGAGAGGCCGGTTTTGATTTCGTAGGCATTCAGAATCGAATCCTTCACGCTGTCCAGCATGTCGATAGCTTTCTGCATTTCCGCAGAGTTACCGAAGGCAACGGTCATGGGATTATGAATCATCAGCATCGAAACCGGAGATACCAGCACCTTGGTACCGGCCATAGCGATAACGGATGCCGCAGACGCTGCAATACCGTCTACCTTGACGGTCACATTGCCTTTGTAATCCATCAGCATGTTGTAAATCTGCGCTGCTGCAATGCAGTCGCCGCCGGGAGAGTTAATCCAAACGGTAATGTCGCCGGAGCCGGAGTTCAGTTCGTCCTTAAAAATCTGTGGAGTGACATCATCGTCAAACCAGCTTTCCTCGGCGATTGTTCCGTTGAGGAACAGCGTTCTCTCCGTCACCGTCTCCTGAGTCTCCTGATTGGTCACCGTCTGGGTTTTCCAGTTCCAGAACTTCTTCACTCTGTGTTTCCTCCTTTCCTGCGAAAATGCCCGCATCCTTGAGTTTGGTCATGTTGCCGTTGATGAGGTATAAATCGCCGCCTTCTTCGGCAGGGATACGGTCTAAGTTCTCAAGTTCACGGATGTCGTTTGCGCTCATCCAGCCGTTCTGTCTGCCGATGGCGTAACCGTTCATACGGCTCTGATAATCGCCACGGAGCAGTCCGTCTACATTGAACTTGATAAAATAAGCAGCTTTCTCGGAATGGGAAACCAGCGCTCGAATCATCGATTGCTCCCACCTAACGAGCCAAGGCTCCAAGGTGTATTTCACAAATTCCAAAGACTGCTGCTCAATATTAGAAAAGCTCGACTTCTCCAGATCACCGACCATGTGAGGTGGAACACGGAAAATTCGAGCAATTTCATTGATTTGGAATTTCCTCGTTTCGAGGAATTGGGCCTGTTCCGGTGAAATAGAGATAGGCGTGTATTTCATGCCTTCTTCCAGAACGGCCACTTTGTTTGCGTTGCCGCTGCCGCCAAAGGTGGACTGCCAGCTTTCACGCACACGCTGTGGGTCTTTGATGGTGCCGGGATGCTCTAAGATGCCGCCCGGTGTAGCACCGTTAGCGAAGAACTTAGCACCATATTCCTCACAGGCGATTGCCATGCCAATAGCGTTTTTTGCCATCGCAATAGGACTGTAGCCGACGAGACCGTCAAAGCCGAGGCCCGGAATATGCAGCACATCGGAAGGCTGCAGGATAACGGCAGTATCCTTATTTCGGATTGCTTCGTCCTGACCACGGTAGTAGGTGTAGTAAAGATGGCCGTGTTCGTCACGGTCAACCACCATACGGTTTGGCATCAGCGGATACAGGGCTACGACTTCACCTTTACCGTTGCGGATGATTTGCGCATAGGCGTTACCCCACAAAAGCAGGTGCGTCATGAGTGTTTCCCTGAATACGAAAGAGGTCATTTCAGGATTTGGCTCATCGTGAAGCAGCGCATACAGTGGATGGTCGATAGCTTTTTCTTTGCCGCCGGTATCGGTGTAGCGATACAGATGCAGCGGAAGACCAGCCACAGCCTCTGCCAAGATGCGCACACAGGAATAAACTGCGGTCATCTGCATGGCAGAGCGCTCGGTTACGGTTTTGCCAGAGGTGGAACTGCCAAACAGGAAACGATAGCCGCTTCCGGCAGTAGCATTGGTGGGCTTGTCTCTGGCCTTAAATATTCCAGATAAAATTCCCATAGGAAATCACGCTCCCTTCTAAATGAAAAGTATGCCACGCTCGTCATAGACGCTGGCAGAGTTACTGTTGCCACAGCGAATCGCACGGTCAAGGCCCATGATGGTGGCCACCGCACCGTCGATTTTCTCTGTGGATTTTTCTTTGTCGGCTTTGATGTTTCCGGCAGGGTCAGTGCGGATGAAGATGTTGTCCATCATCCAGCGCAGCACCGGATGACCGCCGTGGGCAATTTTCTGCTCCAAGGTCAGCTTCATCAGCTCCTTAGTTGGAGGCGACATATCCTTGAAGCCCTGACCGAAAGGTACCACCGTAAAGCCCATGTCTTCTAAGTTCTGCACCATCTGTACAGCACCCCAGCGGTCAAAGGCAATTTCTCGGATGTTGTACTTTTCGCCCAGCTGCTCGATGAATTTTTCGATGTAGCCGTAATGGACCACATTGCCTTCGGTAGTTTGCAGGAAGCCTTGTCGCTCCCAGACATCGTAAGGAACATGGTCACGGCGCACACGAAGTTCCAGCGTATCTTCCGGTATCCAGAAGTACGGGAGGACCACATATTTGTCATCCTCGTCCAGTGGCGGGAACACCAATACAAAAGCCGTGATGTCTGTGGTGGAGGACAAGTCCAAGCCACCGTAGCATATACGACCTCGTAAGGATTCTTCAGTTACTTTGAAAGCGCAGGCGTCCCATTTGTCCATCGGCATCCAGCGGACTGCCTGCTTGACCCATTGATTGAGTCTGAGCTGCCTGAAGGCATTTTCTTCGGCAGGGTTTTGCTGGGCCGATTCACAAGCGGCCTGTACTTTATCAATGCCCACCGTAATACCAAGGGAGGGATTTGCTTTCTTCCAGACCTCCGGGTCTGTCCAGTCATCTTCCTCGTCGGCACCATAAATGACAGGATAGAAGGTCGGGTCAATTTTTCGGCCTTCGAGGATATCCTTTGCCTTCTGGTGAGTTTCGTAGCAGATGGAATTGGTGTCAGTACCGGCAGTGGTGATCAGGAAATACAGAGGCTGCATTCTGGCATCGCCGGAGCCTTTGGTCATAACATCAAAGAGTTTTCTGTTTGGCTGCGTGTGCAGCTCATCAAATACCACACCGTGGATATTGAAGCCGTGTTTACTGTAGGCCTCCGCCGACAGCACCTGATAGAAGCTGTTGGTAGGCGTATAAACAATACGCTTCTGGGAAGCCAGAATTTTTACACGGCGATTCAGCGCAGGACACATACGCACCATATCAGCAGCCACGTCAAAAACGATGGTTGCCTGCTGGCGGTCAGCTGCACAGCCATAGACCTCGGCACGTTCTTCACCGTCGCCGCAGGTCAGCAGAAGAGCCACCGCAGCAGCAAGCTCGGACTTGCCCATCTTCTTAGGAATTTCCACATAGGCTGTCGTAAATTGTCGATAACCGTTGGGTTTGATGGTGCCGAAGATGTCTCGGATAATGCGCTCCTGCCAGTCAATCAGCTCAAAAGGCTTACCGGCCCATGTGCCTTTGGTGTGGCAGAGGCATTCTATAAAATTAACTGCGTAATCCGCCAGAGCTTTATTATAGGTGGAGTCCGCAGCCATGAACTTTGTCGGTGTGTAGTTTTCCAGTTTTCGCAATTTGCCGCTTCCTCCTTTCAAAAGGGCATAAAAAATACAGCCCGTCGGCTGCACTACGAGAGAAAGAGCCATCCGGCTCAATCCCTGCTATATTGGGTTTTAATAATTGTTGCTGTGAAGCAGAAGCTCTACGGCAAGCTCGGTATCCGGGTCAGCGGGTTTTATGTCCCAGCCTCTATCGTAGTTGCATACGATTTTGCCGTTACGCTTGAGTATCAGTTTGCTGACCTTGCCGCCGTTGATGCCAAACTCCGATGGTCCTTCGTAGACCTTCATCCAGTAATGGAAGATGCTGTCGTAGACCTTAAGTGCGCCTTCTTTCCACATGTGCGTTTCCTCCTTACTGGCGAGTCATGCGGATCGCCGGGATTCTGGCTCTCTTGTTGGTCTGCCAGTCGGTGTAGTTGGCGTTCACCTCGGTGATGCCTGCCATCTTGAAGCCGTGCTTGTCAAAGGCTGCAAGAGTAGGAATGAGGCTGGAGAAGGTGCTGCTGATGGTAAATTCGGTGATGCCGTTTTCCATCATGCACTCAGCGATGGCGTCGATGTCCTCGTCCCAGATGACCTCGTTGAAATCAATCAGGTCGTTTTCTGCGTCGATGCTCTTGCGGTAGGCCCAGAACATGGTGCCGTTGATTCCGTAATCCTTCAGGCTTCCGGCCTGCTCTGCGATGGCTCTTTCAAAAAGTTCAATTTTCTTCATGGTGTTGTTCCTCCGTAAAATGTGTTTTCCCTTTCGGTAGTACACATATTCGCTCTAAAAGCACATAATATCAAGTCATTTCTGCGATATAAATCGTAGAATACTGCACGATGTTTGCCGGTGTTTTTTGTGTATACTATGGCTTGCTGAGTACAGCTATTAGGAGTTTCATTCCAAGTCGAAATCCGTTCTTAAAACTCTCGCTGGAGAGAAGCATTTCCATGTCGGCACGGATGGAGATGTACTGGTCGAGAAGTTCTTTTGTATCATCATCCAATCTGGACTCAAGAACATCGCTAAGCTGACCCATCTTTTGATTCAGCTGACGAAATTCTTCTATATTAGTGGGATGTTCTTCCCAAGGATCGATTTTGCCGTAAAAGAGATCATTAAGAATGTTATCGTTCATGGTCTTTTTCCACCTTTCGACAAACATCAACACCGTAGACCACATTCAGGCCGGAGCCGTTATCCCAATGCACCATGATGGAGCCGGTATCATCCACGCCCCAAACGGTACCAAGCGTACCCACCGGAGGGGCCTGCGCATCGTCCATCTGAACCAGCTCCACACGGGTACCGGCAGGATACTGGCTGCGGATGTGTTCGGCTACTGCTTTATTCGGAAACTTCATCGCTGGCCACCTCCTTCCTGGCACCGCTTTTGAAAGCGGAAGATCCGGTCAGATTCTTCAGGAGAATCTTGCGTTCTGTTTTGTATTCTGCACCGATGAAGCCAAGGCGCAGGAGGAAGCAGCGGAAGGCGTACTTATCATTGTCCACCGGCTTCTCCGTTGCGTTGGAGCACTTCATGTTTCGGGCCATTTCGCAGAGCTTGCAGACGAAGGTATCGTAGGCCTTCACGCTGTCCGCATCCGGCTGGCCGGGAAACCAAGGAAAGGAAACCTTTGTGTCGGTAATCTCAAGCGGCAGGTCGTCCGTACCCAGCGCCTTGCAAATCAGGCTGCGCTTGGCAGCGATGATGTTTTTTAGGTTTTCCAAGTTGGCGTCTGTGAAAAGGCTACGAGGCATGGAAATGCAGATGCCGGTGATTTCATCTTCCGAGGAATCCTCGGCGGTTGCTTCCGGGACCTCGATATTGTGCAGCTGGAAGCCTGCGCTCTCAATGACCTCTTTCAGTTGCTGCAGGGTTTCTGCGTCCAAACCATCCGGCACATCAAGGTTACCTTCTCTGGTAACGGTGTAGTCGCCAATTTTGTAAGCGTAGGTAGGCGTCTTCAGGTAGACTGCCTTTTCGCCGGTCAGCTCACTGATGGCCTTGACCAGAGGCTTGCGGTCGGTTGCGTTCAAAGTAATGTTCATGTGGAAATCCTCCTTTAAATTTGGTACTACATATATCACTCTAAAGGCACAAAATAGCAAGTCATATTTGAAATATAAATGTACCAATTCTGTGACTTCAGAGTTTGTGTAGATTACCAATTATGCCGAGACGATTTCCTCATAGTTGTAGGTCAGGCCGTCACGGACCACAGTGACACCGGCAGCAGAGCCGACCTGCTCAATGTAGCGCTTGACGATAACATCACAGAACTTTTCGTCCAGCTCAATGGTGTAGCAGATACGGTTTGTCTGCTGGCATGCAATCAGCGTAGAGCCACTACCGCCAAATGGGTCAAGCACCAGCGAGTTTGCCATGCTGGAGTTCATGATAGGATACGCCAGAAGCGAGATAGGCTTCATGGTAGGATGGTCACCGTTTTTCTTGGGTTTATCAAATTCCCAGATGGTGGTTTCCTTGCGGCCCGTGTACCACTGATGCTTTCCGGCTTTCTTCCAGCCGAACAGCACAGGCTCATGCTGCCACTGGTAAGGACTGCGGCCCAGCACCAGAGATTGCTTCTTCCAAATGCAGGTGCCAGATAAATAAAATCCCGCATCGGCAAACGCCCTGCGGAAATTCAGTCCTTCAGTATCTGCATGGAAAACATAAATGGAAGCGTCATCGGCCATAGCAGAGTGCATCTGCGTGTAGGCATCCAGCAAGAACTGGTAGAAGGCGCTATTTTCCATATTGTCGTTTTTGATTTTACCGGCGCTGCCTTCGTAGTTCACATTGTACGGAGGGTCCGTCACCACAAGGTTTGCCACCTTGCCGTTCATCAGAAGGTCGTAGGTTTCGGCCTTGGTGGAGTCACCGCAGACCAGACGGTGATCTCCCAGCTGCCACAGGTCACCGGCCTTGGAGAATGTCGGCTTCTGAAGCTCGGCCTCCACATCGAAATCGTCATCGTGGACGCCTTTCTTGGTATCCTCACGGAACAGAGCTTCAAGCTCCGCAGGCTCGAAGCCGGTGAGCGAAACATCGAAGTCGGTGCCTTGCAGGTCAGCGATGAGCAGAGCCAGCTTGTCGTTGTCCCATTCGCCGCTGATTTTATTGAGGGCCACATTCAGCGCTTTTTCCTTTTCTTCGGAAAGCTCCACGACCACGCAGTCCACTTCGGTCATGCCCATGTCAATGAGAACTTTCAAACGCTGATGACCACCAACGACACGGCCAGTGGTCTTGTTCCAGATGACCGGCTCCACATAACCGAACTGCTCGATGGAGCGTTTCAGCTTTTCATATTCCTTGTCGCCGGGTTTTAAATCCTTACGAGGGTTATAATCGGCAGGAAGAAGGTCGGCTGTATTTTTCTTCTCAATCAGCATATTTCTTCACCGCCTTTTCCAGTTCCTTGGTCTTGTCTACATTCTCCCAAGTGCCTTTATAACCATTGAAGTGGCCATAGGCAGTGGTCTCGGAAAAGTAGGGACTGCGCAGGTGCAACAGAGAAATGATAGCAGCGGGACGCAGGTCAAAGACCTCCATCACGGCTTTGCGGATGATTTCTACATCGACCTTTTCGGTGCCGAAGGTATCAATCTCCACTGCGGTAGGCTCGGCCTTGCCGATAGCATAAGAGATAGCCACCTGACATCTGTCGGCCAGCCATGCGCCTACAATGTTACGAGCCACAACTCTGGCCATGTAAGCACCGGAACGGTCAACCTTGGTAGCGTCTTTGCCGGAGAAGGCACCGCCGCCGTGAGCAGCAAGACCACCGTAGGTATCCACCATCAGCTTACGACCGGTGAGGCCGGTATCGGCAGCAGGGCCACCTTCCACAAAGCGCCCGGAAGGATTGATGAGGATTTCCGTTTCCTTCGGGAAGTGGTAGCGACTGAGCAAAGGATAGATGATTTCGGTGATGATTTCACGACGAAGTTCACCCAAATCCTTAGTGTCTTTATGTTGCACGGAAACGATGATGTTCTTTACGCTGACAGGTTTGTCATCGTGATATTCAATGGTTACCTGCGCTTTACCGTCAGGACCGACATCACGGATAGTTCCGTCTTTTCTTGCTTCGTCCAGACGCTTGCACAGGTCGTTGACAAAGATAACGGGAGTAGGCATCTTGGCCCATGTCTCGTTGGTGGCATAACCATAAACAGTGCCTTGGTCACCGGCACCAACGGAAGCGAAGATATCGTCGGTATCCACATCACGGGTTTCCAGCGCTCTGTTTACGCCACCGGCGATGTCAGCGCTCTGGCGATGCACATATACGAAAACGATAAACTTCAAAGGATTGTATCCGACCTTGGCAAGAGTCTGACGGACCACCATGCGGATATCGATTTTCTTGGAGCAGGTGATTTCACCGCACACAAAGATTTTTCCTTTTGTCGCCATGACCTCGCAGGCCACACGGGAGTAGCGGTCTTTCTTCAGGCACTCGTCCAGAATGGCGTCGGCGATCAGGTCACAAAGTTTGTCCGGGTGTCCAGCGCAGACACCCTCGGCTGTTTTATAAGAAGTGTTCATAATTAAAGTCCTTTCCTTGCCATCAGAAGGCGCTCCATGACATCGTCCTGTGGAGTAGCACCGCCGTATTCCGTGGCACAATTTTCTTTTACGATTTGGTAGATTTCCATCCAGAGCCTGTTGGTCTGGCTCATGAAGTTCTGGCTCATCGCCACATAGGGCGACTGGATTGCATTGCCGGTAGTCGGATGCTTTGCCAGAAAGCCGAACTCTGTAATTGCTTCTTCACACTGAATCCAGCGGGCCACGCTCATGGCGTAGCGCTCCAGAAGCTGGGGAGATACGAGAGCAGCGCAGCCACGCTCGTGTAGCCAATCCCATGTCTTTTTGTAAATATCCGCTGCGACCAGCTTTTTACCATCTTTCTGTTTGGCAGACAGTAGCTTGGATGGCTTGGGCATCGCTTGACCTTCTAAATCGACCGACTGATTATCGAAGTCAATGACAGTCAATGCTCGTTTGCCCGGATTGCCTTCAGCGATTTTCTCAGCTAAGGGCTTTTTCTTGGCTCCTGCTCCAACACGAGCGCCACCTCGGTTGGTACCGTCCTTAGCCATTTGCATACACCTCCTTTGGCAGGGCCTTATATACCCCGTTTGAAACTGCGATTTTGTGCGTGAGACCCCACGCCCGTTGCACGGCATAAAGGTCGTAGAGATTTGCCCCGCCCCTACCGGCTGTGGTTGTGCCAGCGATCACCACGCTCTGCATGAATTCTGGCATGGCACGGCTTGCAAAGAGCGATCAGATTATCTCTTGCATGTGTGCCGCCTTCGGACAGAGGGACCTTGTGATGGACTTCTTCTGTAGGAACAAGTTGACTTTTCTCTTGACACAGCTCGCACAAAGGATGCTGCTGCACATAGCTGTCACGGATACGCTTCCAAGCACGGCCATAACGTCGGCGCACCGCAGGGTCACGGTCGTATTTCTCGTAGCGTTTGTTTTCCAGCTTTTCATGCTCCTCACAAAACCTACCGTCTGTTAGCTTGGGACAGCCGGGATAGGAACATGGTCGCTTGGGTTTCTTCGGCATCGTTTCACCTCCTTCAGGGCATAGAAAAAGCCCTGCGGGATTGCTCCCACAAGGCTCGTTCCTGATTTTCGCTTTTCGCTATTATAATAATATCATAAGAAGCGGGTATCATTCTATGTCTTTAGGTATCACGTTTCAGGATACCGTCGCAAATATCAAGTGCCTGATTATGGAGCTTGTACAAGTGGTGCATGCTGTAGCCCATATCCACGGCGATGATTTCCCAAGACTGGAAGCAGAGATAACGCTTCTCCAGCAGGGTCTGCAATTCAGGACTCGGTACGGCTTTGATGGTGTAGGAGATTTCCTTTTTCAGATCCACCAGCTCGTCAATATCACGGTTGATTTCAGCCTGCAGGTCTACAATCTTACAAACAGCATCGGCCATTTTGGAAGTGGCCTTGTTGGGATTGCGAGGCATACCCGTTAGCACCGAACTGGCGCTGGTTGCAAGGTCATTCAGAGCCTCAACCTGCTGAATCTTGGAATTGATACGCATATCCAGAAACTTGGCTTGCATTAAATATTCTTTTGCGTTCATATCGCACCTCCGAAATTTGATATCCTCGGATTGTCGATTTTTGTCGAAAGATTGTCGTTGATTTTCATAGATTGGCTTTTACGGCATCAATCAAAGCATTCTGGGTCAGCTCCTTTAGGGAGAGAGCCTTTAAGATGCGCTCATCGATGGTGCCTTTTGTGATGATGTGCTGGATCACCACGGTGCGGTCGGTCTGACCTTGTCTCCAGAGTCGGGCGTTGGTCTGCTGGTATAATTCCAAGGACCATGTCAGCCCAAACCAGATGAGAGTGGAGCCACCGGCCTGAAGATTGAGTCCGTGACCGGCAGAAGCGGGATGGATGACTGCCACCGGAATTTTACCGTTGTTCCAGTCCTCGATATCCTTGCTGGATTTCAATTCCCGGACAGCAAAGCGCTTTTTGATACGCTGCAAGTCGTGTTTAAACCAGTAGGCCACCAGCACCGGCTTTTCATTTGCTGCTTCAATCAAATCTTCCAAGGCATCCAGCTTGCGGTCGTGGAACTCCACAACATCCCCGGTGTCGGTATAAATGGCACCGTTGGCCAGCTGCACCAGTTTTCCGGTCAGGGATGCTGCATTGGCAGCAGTGATTTCTTCATCAGACAGGTGCAGGACAAGTTCTGCTTTCAGCTGCTCGTAGCGGGTTTTCTCATCTTCGGAAAGCTGAACTTCGTATTGTGAGGAGATCAGCTCCGGCATCTGCAGGTAGTCGGTACTTTTCATGGAAATCGTAATATCCGAAATCTGCTTATAGATGGCGTCCTCTGCATACGGCAGCGGCTTGTAGGAGTAGATGATTTGCCCGTTGCGCTTATCCGGCATGAAGTAGTTGTTTCGATACTGCGTGATAAATCTGCCAAGGCGCTGGCCCATATCCAGCAGTCGGAACTCAGCCCACAAATCCATGAGGCCGTTGGAGCTTGGCGTACCGGTGAGACCGATGATACGCTTGATTCTCGGTCTGACCTTCAGTAATGCCTTGAAACGTTTTGACTGGTGATTTTTGAAAGAGGACAGCTCGTCAATGACCACGGTATCGAAGTCAAAGACAAGGCCGCTGTCCTCAATCAGCCACTGCACATTTTCACGGTTAATAATGGTGATGTCGGCACCAGCCAGCACTGCAGCTTTTCGTTCTGCCGGTGTCCCCACAGCAACAGCGAAGGTCAGGTGCTTTAAGTGAGACCATTTCTTCAGCTCCGCAGGCCAAGTATCACGGGCCACACGAAGCGGAGCGACCACCAGAACACGATGGGCCAGAAAGCTGTCAAATAGCAGATCTGCGATGGCAGTCAGGGAGATGACCGTTTTGCCAAGACCCATATCGAGGAGAACTGCGGATACAGGATGGTTTTCGATATATTCAATTGCGTAGCTCTGGTAATCGTGCGGCTTGAAGTTCATCCAGCATCCCTCCAATCTGTTCTGGTTTATCTATTACATAGACCTTGAATCCCAAGGAGCGAAGCAGCCTGTGTCGTGCTTCCTGCAATGGGCGTGGGCGCTTTCCGGGAGCCTTCAGTTCCACAAAAGCGATAAGGCCATCAGGTAGTAATACAAGGCGGTCGGGCATTCCGTCGAAACTCGGAGACACGAACTTTACAGCGATGCCTCCAGCCTTTTTGACCGCCACGGTTAACTTGCGTTCTATTGTTTTTTCTAACATCGCTACCTCCATCAGCGTTAATTTCCGTAGAGTGGGTAACCTCCCTTTATGTCATTTACTGAACTTTTTATAGAACAGATTTTTTAGTCCTAAGAGAATTTTTGTATATGACCTTAATGGAGGTTACCCCTACGGTATTGTCAGTTCAGAAAATCTTCTTCAGCATCGTTTTCTGCTCTCAGGCGCAGGCCCTTAAAATAGCGCTTGTTGTGGACCTTGATTCGCTCAAAGCCAGCCTTCTCCAACGCAAAGTAGAAGTCAGCCGTGCTGCGGATATACTCGTTGCAGTCCAGAGAGTAGTTGCGGTATGCCTGATAAAGCGCCGAGGAGCTTTCCTTATAGGAGTCATCCACTTCGCACTTGTCGGCAAGGAAGTGACCAAACCAGTCGTTCTGGTTACGGTACTCGTCAATGGCTTTCTGGACACATTCCGGCACCGGAATCTGGTAGTCCAGTTCAATGACCTTCTTGGCACCTTCGATGACCCACGCCAGAATGCTTTCACCGGCATTGTCAAACAGGTACTCGCCGTAATTCTTGATGTCGCTCTTGCCGGTAATCTTGGCATTGAACGGGATAACGATAAGGCGACGCCAGATACCATCATCGGATGCGCTGACACGAGGCAGATGGTTGGTGTACAGCACCAGTGTGTGGCAAGGCTTGAAGGAGAACGGGTCCTTATACTTTTTCTCCGCAAACACATCGTCGGTAGAACAGAGCTGCTTGACGGTGGAGTCGTTTAGGCGGGAGCCTTCCTGCATTTCTGCTGCGATGAGCAGACGCTTGCCTTTGACCTCGGCCATTTCCGGCTTGATATTTCTGCGGCATCCAACGGTCAGTGTGTCTGCGGATATATTGCCGCTGTAAAGGCCCAGCACACGGGAAACCGCATTCCAGAAGGTAGACTTACCATTACGGCCATCGCCGTAAGCAATAATCAGAGCTTCCACATAGACCTTACCGATAGCTGCCAGACCGCAGATCATCTGCACATAGTCAATCAGGGACTGGTCGCCTTGGAAAATCAGGTCGAGGCAGTCCAGCCAAATCTGCTGACCTTTCTGGCTCGGAGATACAGAGGTGATTTTGGTAATGAAGTCTTCCGGCGAATGCTCCCTTGCACCAGCCATTCCTTTACGAAGGTCAAAGGTTGCTTCAGGCGTACACAGGGCGAAGGGATCGGCGTCCAAATCCCTCGGTGAGATTTCCAAGATAGGATGGGACTCACGCAGCGTGGAAGTGATGTTCTTTGAATCACGACGCTTGATAGCAAAAGCCTGATATGTCTTTGCAGCCAAAAAATCCTGATAGGCTTCCAGCTGCTGTTCGTTCATCAGCTGTTCGGCCTTGGACTTGGAGGTGCTATCAAGGATGGTCTGAGCGCCGCTGTTCTTCATTTTGGTGAGTGCCTCCACAAGGTCATTCCCAGCTTCTTTCAGCTGGCGACGGGTCAGTTCATGGGCAACGGCCTGCGCTCCCGGCTCGGACTCTTGCCAGTAGTGGTTGGAGTAGCGGATAAAGTGTGTGGCGGGAGAATAGCGCAGTTCGCTGGAGAAGTATTTTCCCAGCACCTCGGCCTGTCCAACATCGGAGTAGTCCTCCGGCTTATAACAGGAAGGGTCATTGTAAACATCCGGTGCCACATAACCGTCCTGTTGGGAGAGCTTCGTATAAAAACGCTGGGCAGAATGCCAGATGGTGGAAAGCTCGGTGTTATCCAGAGGCGGCACACATTTAGCGGCTTCCTCTAAGAAGGTCTGGTATGCCTTTTCGGTGTCGCCGTATTTCTTGATGACACGACCAGCGAAGCGGCTCATGGTAGCGTTACGGCTTCCTTCCGGGATAACGGAATGGTCGAAGTCTCCCTGCGGCATATATTCATCAAACAGGTCCTCATTCAGAAACTCCGTCAGATTCATGCGTCCGGGATAAAGCGCCACCTCAGCGGCAGCAGTGCCGAAGAAGAAACGTGCCGCATCCAGCGCCTGTGTATCAAAATATGGAAAGATGGAGTTGACCAGCTTCTTCATGTCGCTATACAGCGAAGCGTCGGTGCAGTGTTCAATCGGGAACAGCACATGGAATTTAGGTCTGGCCGCTTTGCCGTTTTTCTCACGGTTATGGAAACGGCTGAAATGGATAGCGAAGGTAACTCCCGGAAAAGCCTGCATCACATCTTCCGGTGTCATCCAGTCAGCAGGATTTTCAGAATGGTCATTATCGCAGTCCACCGGCAGACAGTCGCTGCCGATGAAGTTGTCACCGTTGCGATAGCTGTTGCGATATTCGGCACAGACATAGTCGTGGCAGATTGCAGCCTTCAGGCTGGCCTCATCCAAAATCACATGCTTGTGCGGATAGGAGCAGTTGCCGGGATTGCCGATGACATCAGCAGAATAGATGGTAAACATTAGTCGTACACCTCCTTGGACTCGTCCTCCAGCACCTTGGTGATGAATTTCAATGCACGGATGGTGGTTTCCAGCTCACAGTCGCCGCCGAGGAACACTTCAAAACCATTGCAGCCATGTTTATCTACAAAGGTGCGGATTTCCATATCGGTGCTGGCGCTGTCCTGAATACGGAAATAGGTGCGTCCACCGTGGCCGCTGTCGCCGCCCATATAACCTGTAGTGCCAGCCTCGACCTCCAGAATGTTGGCGCTGATCACGTCACGGGTATAGGTGGAAATCTCAGTGCCATCCGGCAGAATTTTTCTTTTTTCGATTACTTCATACATAGGGTTAAGCCTCCTTCAAATTTTCGGTGAAATAGCGTAAGCGGTAGTTCTTCCACTTGGCTCTTTCGATTTCTGCCTCCATGCCCGCTGAGATGCGACTGCCGAATACCCAGACCTCCGAGCATTTGCTCATCAGGGCATTTCCGAAGAACAGACCAAGCTGGCGTTCCTTCGGGTCCGCATCATTCAGAAACTGCGGAAATAACAGGTGCGGTGCAATGGGGATATATCCCTGTTCTACGGCGAAGCGGCTGTATCGTCTGGCGGCATCCACATTTGCGTCAATATCTCCGGCATAGGGAGAGCAGATATAAACGATGGGCCTGAAAGCACGAAGTGAGCGTTCCTCTTTTTCGATGGCAGAGAGTGCGCCGTGTGCGGTCGGGTCAAAATATCCCTCGCTGTTAAACTTGCTGATACTCAAAACACGAATCCTCCTTTCCGGTGGGCATAGAAAAAGGGCGTCCACCTCTAACTTTCCACTGGAGATGAACGCCCGATTTGAGCGGAGAATTTTTAATCTTTTTTATAAAAATCTGTTGTGTACCCGTCAGCACGAAGTAGTAGACCTTTGGCCCAAGGAGGAGTGCGGCCCATTTGTTCACAGACCGCTTCCAATGACATGCGTGGATCTGCCTCGATCACAACTTCATCGTGAATGTGCATGACGATGGAGCAGCAGCGCAGGGTCTGCATGGCGTAGCAGAGGATGTCTCTGGCAGTAGCCTGTACAATGTTTTCCACGAACTTGGGACCGTAGGAATCAAGGCGCTCCCATTTCTTAGTGGCACCGACGCCTTCATAGGTGATACACTCGCCGCCGAATTTGTTAATCCCGACCTTGGGTTTTACATAGGCCAGCTTTCTGCCGGAGGGAAGCGTGATAAAGAGCATGCCGCTTCTGTAGGAGAAGGTAAGTCCGTAAAGGCTGGTTGTATGCTTGTATTTCACAGCCTCCATAACTGCACGGTCTACGGCCCACCAAAATTCGACAATTTTCGGGTTTGCCTGTCGCCATGCATCCACCAGCGAAGGAAGCTCATCTTCGGTCAGGCCCATCTCAATAGCGCCCATTGCCTTGAGTGCGCCGACGCTGCCGCCGTAGCCGAGGGCCAGTTCAGCGATTTTACCTTTTTGTCGCAGGTGGCCGTTGATGCCGTGTTTCTCGACCGGGACCTTAAACATCTGACTGGCAGAAGCGCAGTAGATGTCGCCACCTTGTTCAAAAACCTTCTGTCGCCAGCTTTCGTCTGCATACCAAGCGATGACACGTGCCTCAATCGCAGAAAAGTCAGCTACAAGGAACTGAGCGCCATCTCTGGGAATGAAGGCCGTGCGGATCAGCTGGGAGAGGGTGTCCGGTACGTCTTCGTAGAGCAGTTCCACGGCAGCAAAGTCACCGCAGCGGACCAGTCCACGAGCTTCGGCCAGATCCGGTAGATGGTTTTGCGGGAGATTTTGCAGCTGAATATTACGACCGGAGAATCGACCGGTGCGGTTGGCTCCGTAAAATTGGAACATGCCTCTGGCACGACCATCAGCGCAGACCGTGTTTTCCATTGCCTGATACTTTCTGACGGAGGATTTTGCCAGCTGCTGGCGCAGGAGCAGAACATCTGCAAGCTCCGGTGGTGCCTTTTTCAGAAGCTCATTCACAGCCTTTTTATCAAGACTGTCCGTTTTCATACCGTTATCGGCAAGCCACTGCTTCATCTGCTGGACGCTGTTGGGATTTTCCAAAGCGGTCATGTGCTTTATGGAGGTGGTCAGCTTCTGACGGGACAGCGTATCCATTTCAATGGCCTGCGCCACCAGCTCCATATCTAGACGCACACCGGTGTCGTTGATTTCCTCACTCTGGTGATACTCATCCCAGACCGTCTGCGATACCGGGAACTTCGCCAAGCGCTGCTGGATGCCCATTTCGGTTTCAACATCACGCAGGTTATATTTCTTGAAAGCATCCCACTTTTCTGGTGCGTGGAAGGGCCTGTTGCGGGTACGCTGGCCATTGGATTTTGTAGGAGCGCAGGGCTGGCAGAAGTATTTGATGAGGTCTTTGCCTTCGGTGAGTTTCTGCTTTTCAAGACCCAGCACGGCACCGACGCCTTCCAACGAAAGCGGAAGTCCCATCGTAGCGGCCCAGATCATAGAGCAGCGCCAGCTATCGGGATTCAAATAATCACCGGTGGGATAGCCTAAGAAGCGTGAGAGGCAGATGCGTTCAAAGGTGGCATTGAAGGCCCATTTGATCACGGCATCATCCTCCAGCGCCTGCAGGACATCCTTCGGGATATGTTCGCCGCAGGCAAGGTCGACCACCTGCACAGGGCCGGAGTCCACGCTGTAGCCAAAGAGCAGTATTTCAAAATCGTCAGCCTCCACATAGCGATATACACCGGACTTTTGCAGCGGAGTGCTGCTGTAGGTTTCTATATCAATACTCAGTGTTTTCATGAGTTGTCACATCCTTTCCATATCCAAACAGGGCGACAGATTGCTCCGCCGCCCTGCTGGGAAATCAGGTGATTAGTCGAGGAAATCCTCATCGTCATCCGTATTGAAATCAGACTCAGCGCTGGCCTTACTGCCGAGAGGCTCACCGTCACGAATCTTCTGGAGATTGTTCAGGCCGCAGGCGATGCCCTTGTTACCAGAGCTATTGAAAGCGTAGAAGGTAATGCTGGCACGACCGTAGACACCGGAGTAAACCTCGGAACGGCTCATGATAGGATTGCGGTCTGCGTCCACGATGCCGGGAGCAGTGGTAGCGTTGGCGTTGATGAAGTACGCATTGGCGTAGGCTGCATCGTCAGGTCTCTCAAGGTCACCATCACGAAGAGGAGTCTTCAAAATGGAGAGCGCAGGTACGGTCTTACCGTTGCCCTTGAGCTTCGCTTCGCCTTCCTTATAGGCAGCCTCGATAGCAGCCTTAATCTTGGCAACAGTGCGAGTATCGGACTTAGGGATGATAAGGCTCACGCTATACTTAGGAGTGCCGCCGTTGATGGACTTAGGCTCCCAGACATTTGCGTAGCTCCAGCGGGTTTCAGGGCCAGTGATGACCTTCATGGGATTTACAGGTTTTACATTCTTACTCATAATCATTTTCCTCCATAAAATCAGTTTTTGCATTATTCATGACCGGACGTTTATCGCTTTCCGGTACAAGTGTGGGTTTGCCCTGTGGCTTTTCGATGTAAGCCGACAGGAGTTCGTCAAAGCGGCTCTTGCCGAGCAACTTCTGCATGGCAGTGATGCCGAGGAGCTTGCGCTCATACGGGTCAAAGCCTGCGTCGGTTACGGTCTGGGTAACAGCAGCCTCATCGGTGTAGCGACGGTTACTGCGGCCTTCGACCAGTTTGAAGCCGGTCCATTCCTTACCGGAGATGGCCTGCTGGAGTGCGTACTCCTTGATGTCGTTGACCCAAGAGACCAGCTGGTCTGCACGGGAGAGAATGACCTCGATCTCTGTATCCTCCAATAGAGGAGGCAGCTTGAAATCGTACTGCGCCAGCATCAGGTTTGCCTCGGCTCTGGCCCTGCACTCATGCTTGGCTTTACAGAAGCCACACCACTCGCCGCAGAGGAAGTTTCCGTCACCGGCAAAGGCAAGCTCTGCGGTCGGCTTCAGGACCTCATCGGCCCAGCGGTAAAGGTCGTCCTTGGACATCTCGAAGGTGGATACATTCTGGCGTCTCGGCTGATACACGGTCATTGCCACGGTATCGATGTCGTAAATAGCGTCGAACAGCTCCAAGGCACCGAGTGCGTAGCACATCATCTGGGGATTGTTATCTGCTTCCACCAGAACGCCAAGGCCATGCTTATAATCCACCACGTGGAGCGTTCCGTCAGAGATGATGATGGCATCTGATGTACCGAAGCCTTGTTCTACCCAGCGGGAGAAGTCCACTCGCTGTTCAATGAGAACCACCGGATCAGCGCAGGTTTCCTTGGAAGCTTCCACCAGCTCTAAGATGTAGGCTGCATAACCGTTGGCGCAGTCCAGCATCTCTTCGTTATACCAAGTCAAATGCTCGGTCGGGTCTGTAGCCTCCATACCAAGCGCCGTGCGGAGCTTGTACTCACAGAGGCTGTGTGCGTCGGTCCCTTCGGCGGCATAATCGGAGCCTTTATCTTCGTAGGTTTCACATAACCTTGCAGAAGGCGGGCAGTTCAGCCAGCGATGGGATGAGGACGCTGATAAAATAGCGTGTGCTTTAGGTGGCATTCCCGATCACCTCCGCATCACGAAGCAGCGCTTCATAATTGGACGAGTCCACCTGAGAGAGCTTGCTGGCACCGTATTTCTGGAGTAGCTCACGGACGCCTGCTGTGTAACCGGCACGGGATTTCTCAGAGAGAACTGCACGGACCTGTTCCAGCGTCAATGCGGGTTTCTGCACCGGCGCTTTTTCTTCCGGCTGTTCCTCTGCGTCGTTACCGGAAAACAGCTGTGCCAGATAGTTGGCGGCATCAGTAATAGCAGCGGCAGCATTGCGTAACTCTTCGATGGTCATAGCCATTTCGCTCATTTTGTTCATGATGTTTTCCTCCTTCCTCGGATTGTCTTGCGGCAAGTACACTGAGATTTCTTGACATTCGTGCGGATACCTGACTGATAGCGACGAGAATTTCAATGGCCTCAGTGTCAGGACCGCTGCGATTGCGATAAGACTCCATAGCGGGTCACCTCCGTTTCTGTGAAGCTGTTTTGTTGTGCCTCACATCTTTCCACTGGAGATGAAAGAGGAAATTGAGCGGATAATTTTCAAAAAAGTTTTTGCTCTCCGACAGAGTGGACTCCGCCGGAGATCAGATTTGTATTAACGACCGTAGATTTTATGCAGTTCGGTACGGATGCGCTTCATCTGATCGGCGAAGGTGCGCTGCTTACGGCCCAGAGCCTCAGCGATGGCACGGTCGGAGATTTTGTCGTTAGCCATCCACATGGCGATAATACGGTCGGCGTCCGGGTCAAGTTCACGAAGACGCTGGAAAAGCTGCTCAAGCAGAAGACGGTCTTCGTAAACCTGCTCCATGCTGACGCTTTCGTCAGGGAGCATGTCCATGAAGGAATCGCCGGTTTCGGTGTTGGGCGCTTCGAGAGAAAGTTCCTTATAACCAAGGTGGTGTTCACAGTTTTCACAATCGCCATCGCAGGCCCAGATAAATTGCTTCGGGCATTTGCAGCGGTGGTGATACTGTTCCTTCTTACGGATGGCACCAGCCATGCGATAGAAGTCCCGAAACTGCTCTTCGGTACAAGGGATTTTTTCCTTGAGGGAACGGCTGTAGATGAATGGTGTGTTCTGGTTGCCTTTGTTTTGCATAAATTTTTCCTCCGTTTCGTTGTTTTCCGAAGCGGAGGAAGTCAGTAATTTATATGCAAAAATAAAAAAACGGTGAAAAGCATACAAATCGAACGGGATCTCCGTTTCGGTTTGCATCCTTTCCACCGATGGTCAGGCTGCAGTTAGCAAAAAAGTATTTAGTTGCTGCAGAAAAGTGTGAAAATATTATTTGCGAAAGCAGATATATTATTTACTTTTTCTGCAAAGTGTGTTATAATAGAAGCTAAGATGTGATTTCTCTCTTCCGAACACACTTATATTATACCATGCGGAAGTGAAAAATCATCAGTTTACGCAGTCAAAGTGGTTCCTGTAAAGTTACCATAAAGTTTGCATTTGGAGGTGAGCATCTTGCGTGAGCTTGTATTAGCAACAGTTTTAGCGGAAATTAAGAATACGTTCAAAGATGACATCGACGATCCAAACTTGGTCGAGCTTCTTTATGGTGGAATCACGGAGCCGCTGGGATTGCCTCGTGTCGCCGTTTCAAAAGGAACGGCCAGCCTCATCATGAATCGTCAGCCTAAAGGGAAACCTCATAAAATCATCAGGAACAATTCCCAAGACGATAAGGTGAAGGCATCTATTGGTACATACTTTGAAAAGAATGTCATCAAGCATTTTCTGCCGGGTATGGAAGATGAAGTGATTTTTCATCTGAGAGGCGTTATCAAGGACGACAGGAATATCTCGGATGCGAAAAGAGCTGAACTTCAGCTGCTTGGTAAAAAAGAAACTTTCGCCGAATTTCTCGGACAAGTCTATCTATACTCCTTGACACGTGACAATGTGCTGTCGCCTGAAGCTAAACAGATGTTGGAACGGGAGTTGGAGGATTACAAGAAGAATCCGCTGCAGACGATTGATATCCCGGAAAGCATTATTAATGAAGAAAGAGCATACACGGCTGCACTGATGGCAGCTTATGCACAGGAACTTGGCGATAGTTCACTTACCATCGATACATTGGCTGAACACGCAGTGCAGGCAAAGCATCTGGCAGAACAGCGCAAATATTATTTCGCTGCTGAGGCTGTTAGAAGAGGTACTCGTGATATATACCAAAAGGAAGACCAGTTTGATGTCTTGAAGGAAGAAATTCATGAAGGCGTCAAAGAGGTCTGGGAAGAACAATACTCCGGCGGCATTGCCAGACTGCGTAATGTTCTAAAGCAGGCCGGAGCAACACAGCCTAATAGATGTTGGCTTTATCGTGATACAGATTGGCTTGGTATTCCACAGAAAAAGGGAGTCTGCCATTTCCTTGTGAATGATGGCAGCATTGAAGGTTGGGTGAGAGATGATGACGAAAAATCCGTTTAACAGCATATTTGAAAATTCGTTGCGTCTACTCATTTTGCTGGACATTTACGACATGCCACAGACCGTTGATATGCTCTACGCAATTGATTTTATGACCGTCTATGGTAAATCCTTCGGGATTACAGAGACCAATCTCAATGGCGACAACGAGTATCGCTTTAGTGAATTCGCTTCCAGACGTGAGCCTGTAAGGGCGGCGCTGAAGGAGATGGTCCTTAATGGCACTGCACAGGCGGTCAGTTATAAAAAGGGACTGGCGTACATCATCACACCTGAAGGTGAGGATTATTGCGAGTCATTAGAAAGTGATTATGCAAAGGAATATAGACACAATGCCGAGAAAGTAATTAGCAAGATGGCTGGTAAAACAGAACGAGCCATTATCTCGGACATCAACAAAAAATCAGCCGAAGCGCTGAGGAAAGGAGTCACAGGATGAGTAGATTTTATATAACAAAGATAGCCGCTTCCGGTGACTCGGTAAAATACTCCACGATTGAATTTAAGGATGGAATCAACTTGATTGTTGGTCCGTCTAACACTGGTAAATCCTACATTATTTCCTGCATTGATTTTATGATGGCGGGGAAAGAGCCTCCTTTTTCAACTGCTGATACGGGATATAACAAAGTCAGCATGACGATGGAATCTAACGATGGCCATACGATCATCATGACTCGTGCAATTGAAGAGGGTGAATCTGGTGACAAGGCGTCCAATGTTATTGAAGTCGATACCGATATTCCCGATGTTCGAAGCGGCGAATATAAGATTTCAGATGGCAGTTATCAGAAATTGCTTCTGAAGCTGCTGGGAATCGATGAGCCTGTGAAAATCATTAGCACACAGGCACCAAAGACCGAAGAGCTGTCCTTCCGCACCATGTGGCACCTGTTCTTCCTTGACGAGGAGCATATCTTCTGCAAAGGCACGGTGTTTGATAATCCGAAATATTCCAAAATCACCGCATCGTTGACATCTCTGTTGTATTTGGCAAACGGTGACAATTTGGAGCGCTTTATGCCGAGTGTCACACCGGAGGAACTTGAGCGCAGGGCCACACAGAAGGCTGGTGTAATCAATTATCTCAATCAGAAAATTAGTGACCTGACTAAGAAAAAAGAAGAACTGGAAGAGTCCCTCGGAGCAGATACGGATATCGATATTGACCGTAGGATAGAAGAAATTGTTGAGGAAATTGAATCGATAGAAGCAGAGATTTTGTCTGCTACAGAAAAGAGCAAAAAGCTGCTGGAGCAAATTTATTCGATTTCTGCCAAGCTCCAAGAAGCTCGATATCTGCAGGATCGTTATAAAGAACTTCGCTCTCAATATATGGCTGACACCAAGCGTCTGCAGTTTGTTGTAGACGGCAACGTAAAAGGTTCCAATATCAAGCATAAAGTAAACTGTCCATTCTGCGGGCACGGGATGGAACAGCAGGATATTGATAAGACGGATTATATCGAGTCAGCTCGTGCAGAGCTTGCGAGAATCAGACTGCAGTTAGAAGACTTGGATGTAACCGAAGCAGAAACAAAAGAAGAAGTTATTTCGTTTGAAAACCAGCTTCGAGTATTGAATGCCCAAAACAATGATATTACGGCAGTACTCAATCATCAGTTAAAGCCAAAGGCTGCCGAACTTAAGGCGACGGTCGCAGAATATAAGAGAATCCTGCATTTGCGTCAGCAACTTCAGTCTATTACTTATATGTCGACAGAACTTGGAGTTGATGTATTTGCAAAGGAAAACGAGGACGACGAAACGGCAATCAAATTTGATGCAAAGAAGCAGTTTGACAAAGACGTGTGGGCTGATATAAGTGCTGCTTTCGATGAAATGGTTAAAGATTGCCAATACCCCGGCCAGCCGGATTCTTATATTTCTGTGAAAACTGCGGACGCTGTTGTTGGTGGGAAACACAAGAAAAATCAAGGAAAAGGATACAGGGCCTACCTAAATACTATAATGCTGTTTAATCTCATGAAGTATTTGGAGGAGCATGGAGAACACGCATTGCATTTGCTGGTTTTGGATTCGCCTATCCTTTCCCTTAAAGAAAAGAAACACAATATAACAGAAAACGAAAAAGCGACAGCTGGCATGAAAACGGCCTTGTTCCGACATATGATTGAGCATTGTGGTAATAACCAGATCATCATTGCCGAGAATGAGTTACCGGCGGATGTCGATTATAGTAGCGTGAACATGCTGACCTTCACGCAGGAAGAAAATGATGGAGAGCGCTATGGATTTTTGCATAGCGTTAGAAACTAATAACTATTTACTAAGAACTGTGAGTTGATAAAGGAGCAACAGCAATGGCAAAAACAATTAGCTATGATAAGCTATGGAAACTTTTGATTGACAAGAAATGGAATCGTACAGATTTGAAAGAGAAAAGCGGCATCAGCACTGCTTCTCTTGCCAAACTTGGGAAAGGTGAGAATCTTACAACAGCAGTACTGCTAAAAATCTGTACGGCGTTAGATTGCAACATTAGCGATATTATGGATGTTGTTGAAGATGATAGTCCAGAAAATGGGACAGCGGAAGGAATAGAATAA